GAGGTGATGTAACGTTTTTTATAAATAAAAATTATACAAACGACTGTGAAAATGTGGGATATGATAAAAAAAGTGCTCAAGTACAAAGTGATTGGATCGAATCTTTAAAATCATTATATTCTGGTGCAGAAGAAGAAAATAAAAAAAAACTAATAAAATACTTTCAAAATTTTTCCAAAATTTGTAGAATGTATTATAGTTAATTTTAGTTTAAATATAATTTTTTTTGTATTAATTATATTCAATATGTCGGAATCAAAATCGCCTAAGACAATTAAAGCTCCTCGTGAATTTTTTAAAATTACGAAAGATATGCTTAATGATTTGTTAATAACATTTCCTGAATATGAAGAATCAATAACAAAGGAAGAAAATGATATATTAGCAGGGGACGTTAGCAATAATCATCTTTTTAAATATTGTTGTGAAATATATCCATCACGTTTTTTTGATATTTTATATAAAAATAATGATATGTTTCAAGATAATGAAATAAATACAAAATTTTTACCAAACATAGATTTCAAATATTTTTTTGAACAAAATATAAGTGAAAAAACAAAGGATACTCTATGGAAATATTTACAACTTATTTTATTTACTGTAGCAGGAAATATAAATGACCAAGAATGTTTTGGCGAAACAGCTCAATTATTTGAAGCAATAGATGAAAAGGTTTTAAAAAGTAAACTCGAAGAAACTATGAAAGATATGAGTTCAATTTTTGATTTAAGCAATGTTGGTGTTGATAGTTCAGAAAATTTTTTCGATGTTTCAAATCAAAAATTACCTAATCCTGAAGATTTAAACAACCATATTAATAGTTTAATGGAAGGTAAATTAGGCAAATTAGCAACAGAAATAGCAGAAGAAACTGCTAATGAAATGTCTATCAATATGGATGAAGAAACAAATGTGAATGAAGTGATGGGAAAATTATTTAAAAATCCTGGAAAGCTTTTGAATATGGTAAAAAAGGTTGGCTCAAAATTAGATGAAAAAATTAAATCAGGAGAAATTAAAGAAAGTGAACTAATGCAAGAAGCATCTGAATTGATGAAAAAAATGAAAAATATGCCGGGTATGGCTGGTATGGAAGGTCTGTTTAGTAAAATGGGAGTAAATCCTAAAAATATGAATATGGGTGCTATGCAGAATAAAATGAATTCTAACATCAGAAATGCTAAACAGCGTGAAAGAATGAGAGCTAAACTTGAAAAAAGAAAACAAGCAAGAGAAGCAAAAAAATTTACTCATTCTAGTTATACTGGTGGTGATAAAGATAAAATACAAAAAAGTTCAGTCAATCCAAAAGAAAAAGATGGCGCCATCAAAAGAAGGAAAAAGAAGAAGAAAAAGAAGAAGAAAAATTAATTTATTAATTATTAAACAATTAATATTATGTTAATAATTAATATATGAGTGATTTCTGGTTATATAATCCAATGGTTTTATTCGATAAAGAAGAAATATTAGAGTTCTGGCCATCAAACAAAATGACTTTAACAAGAAAAATGAATGCTATTACCAGAACTATAGTATTATTAACTTTAATAGGTTTCTTATTCACACAATCAGCTAAATTATTAATAACATCAATAATTACAATAGTAATTTTAGTAATTTTATATAAAACACAATATGAAAAAAAACAATTAGAGGGATTAAGAGAAAGTGCTTATAGAGAAGGATTTGAAGGAAGAAATTCTGATAAATTTATTGATGTATTTAAAGAAAACTTTGTGACACCTACTAAAAAAAATCCTATGATGAATATTATGATGACTGATTATGGCGATAATCCAAATAGAAAAATGGCTGCCCCATCTTATAATAAAAGAATCGCAGAACAGATTAACGATAAATCAATTAAAAGAAATAAGTTGTATCAAGATTTAGGAGATAATTTAGCATTTGAACATCAAATGAGAAATTTTCATTCTATGCCCAATACTACAATTCCAAATAATCAAAAAGGTTTTGCCGAATTTTGTTATGGTAATATGCAATCCTGTAAGGGAGGAGACACTGAACAATGTAATAAAGTTTTAAGAAAAGTTGGGAGACAAATTTATTATTAATATTAATTATTAATTAATTCAAAATAATTAATATCTTGATTATTAATATAAATGACCAGTGTTCATAGTTTTGTTTTTGATGGCCAAACAAGAATAGGAGATGACCCTTGTGGAATTACGGAAAAAGATTTACAAAATCAAAAAAAAGGTTCTTATATCACACAGAATTATTTTGAAAAAGATTGTGGTATGAAAAAACCTGTTAATTTCGCAACTTCACAACCTAATGTATTTTATAATGGTGGTTATGGAATCACCGATAGTTGTAATGTTGATACTGATTCTCAATTAAGAATTGGTGGAACACAAACCAATCCTAAATGTAGAATCAATTTATCACAGAGACCTTATCTTACTGTTCCATTTTTAGGAAGAGGACCTTCTAATCCTGTTCTTGAATCCAAATTAATGCAGGGAGCCAATATTATGGATAAGAAAAGCTGTAAAACTATTACTGAAAAACAACTTGTTAACAAACATGATGATTTAGTTCCTTCACTTAAATCTACTATTCAAAATCCTGCTAATCTTGTTGAAGGTGTAGCAGCTAATGGTTGGATTCGGGGTGGATTACCATCCAGAGAATTAACTAGAGATATGGACTATTTCAAAAGAAAATAATTTAAACACATAACTATTTATTATATTAAATGTATAATTTTACATATAATGTATCTTATTTAAATCTTACAGGAGATGCTAGTGACACCGCATATAGAAAACAGTTTTTAGATGTTAATAATCTTTCTGATTGGTCTAAAGATTCTATAATAAAAAATCAAGATGAAATTTATCTAGAATTTAAAGATAATGAACAATTTAAAAATATATTAACCAAAGCAATGGAAAAGTATCAAAAAATTATTCCTATTGCTATGGATAAAGAATCAACACTAGTTTTATTATTTGAATATCATACTTTTGAATGTTTTCACAAATGTTTAAAAGAATTAAAAACTAAAAAAAATATTTCTGATGAAATTTTTAGTGAAATCAACAATTTATTATCTTGATATTTATTATATTATGTCGAGCACAAATATGAAAAATGAAAATGGATACTATTGTGAACAACAAAGAAGATTTCATAAAATTTCAAACTCACAAACAGACAACAATATTAGTAAACATAATAATGTATGTCTTCCTGATTTAGGGATAATAAATGGAATGATGACTTCAGGTTATAACAACAGTATATTATCTAATAATCCCGCTGATATAGAAAGTTGTTTGTTTGGAATTGGTTCTACTAATTTAGTTGAACCTAAACCAAAAGTTAATCCATCTATAAATAAACGCAAACACTGTAAATGGTTTTCTAGAAACAATGTATTTTTACCCGCTCCTTTAGTTATTGAAAAAAGTCAAAGAGTTCCGGGTCCATTCTCATAAAAATATTAATATTAATATATATATTAATGTTTAGAAATTCTTCACGTTTAAGACAAGAAAAATCACAGAGTTCACAAAATATTCGCAGCACTGATATAGTAGATTTTCCTACTAATCGTATCCATGGTAATTTTATTATGTGGGACGAATACAATAAACATTGGGTCACATCAGGTAAAGATGCTGTAACAACTGTGGAATTAAACCAAGCAATAGATAATTTAATTGGTGGTGCACCAAGTACATTAGACACTTTAAAAGAAATATCTGATGCTATTGGTGACCCCGGAAGTACAACAAATGATCTTATTTCACGTTTAAATCAACATAAAACCACAATTGATTTATTAACTGTTACGCAACCTATTAATTTAAATGCTATAACTACCTCTAATTATAGCGATGGTTCTATTACAGGTAGTAAATTAGCCCCTGGTTCTGTTTCAATTGATAAAATTGTAAACAACAGCATTTCTACTTCTAAATTAGATACTAATTGTGTTACTACAAATAAAATTGATAATAATGCTGTTACTACAGCCAAAATTCTTGATGGTAATATTACCAATAGTAAATATGGTGAAGGAAGCATCACTAGCAGTAAGTTAGCCAATGGGTTTTTAACTATTAATCATATACCTGATGCTGTTATTACTACTGATAAAATTTCGGCTAGTAGCATTACATTAGATAAAATGGCTGCTGATTCTGTTGATACTACACAAATTAAAAATAATTCAATCACAACAAGCAAATTAAAAGATTTAGTAATAACCAATAGTAAATTAGCTGGTTCTATCACCAATGATAAATTAGCTGGTTCTATCACCAATGATAAATTAGCTGGTTCTATCACCAATGATAAATTAGTTAATGATATCATTATAACAGATAAAATTAAAGATTTTAATGTTACTAATGATAAATTAGCAAATAATTCTGTAACTGTCTCAAAAATAGAAAATGGTGCTGTTCATACACAAAAATTAGCTCTACTTTCTGTTACTAAAGATAGAATTGCTTATAATACAATAGAAAAAGATCAGATTGCTTCAAGAACTATTACTAATGATAGAATTGCTTTGGGAACAATAACAAATTTAGAATTAGCAAATAACTGTGTAAGAACAGAACACATACTAGACAATGCTATTACATTGGATAAAATAGCACCACTCAACGTAACAACTCTTGATATTAGCAATGCCGCTGTTACTACAAATAAAATTGCTGATAGAAATATTACATCTATAAAAATTGGATTAAATGCTATTAATAGTGAACATTTAGCCCCTGGACTTCTCGATACAGTCGATATTAGCAATTCTGCTGTTACTACAACAAAAATAGCAGATTCAGCCGTAACATCTGTAAAAATACTAGACAATGCTATTATAGCTTCAAAAATACCAAATTCTTCAATTACTAATGTAAAACTAGCACATAATAGTGTTGATTCTAACCAGTTAAAAGAAAATTCAGTAATTACAAGTAAAATTAAAACAGCTAATATTACCTTGGATAAAATGGCATCTGATTCTGTTGATACTATACAAATTAAAGATGATGCTGTCAGCACTAGTAAAATACCTAATTTTAATGTAACTCGAGAAAAATTAGCATTATCTGCTATTGATGATACAAGATTAGATAATAATGCTGTAAGAGAAAATCATATTTTAAATGATGAAATAAGCACAAACAAATTAAAAAACAATTCAGTCACTACAGCTAAATTAGATGATGGTGCTGTTACTGGTGTAAAAATAGCTAATAATACAATAACTACATCTAACATATCGAATAGTTCTATTACTTCTGCTTTACTTGGTATAGATTCAGTTACTAATACAAAAATAGGACCTAACGCAATTACAAATGCTAAGTTAGATATTAGTTGTGTAGATACATCCAATATTATTGAGGCAGCGGTGACAGGAATACAAATAGCAAATTCAACTATTCTAACAAAACATATATCTCAAGAACAAATAACTAATACTTTATTACAAGATAATTCTGTAACATCAGACAAAATCTTAAATAGCAATGTTACAGCATCAAAAATAGCAGACGGTAATGTTACTACAGATAAAATAGCAGATAATGCTGTTACTAGTGCTAAAATACCAGACGATAATATAACTACAGCAAAAATAACTGATAACGCTATTACTACTGCTAAAATACAAGATAATGCTATTACTAGCGCTAAAATACCAGACAATAATATAACTACAGCAAAAATAGCAGACAATGCTGTTACTAGTGCTAAGTTAGATATTAGTTGTGTAAATACTTCCAATATTGGAAGTGGACAAGTTAGAACATCTAATATTGAAGATCAATCAGTTACGGTTAATAAATTAACATCAGCGATAGCAACAAAATTAAATTTCATTACAGTTACTGCTAATTCTAATTTAGATCAGATAAATACTAATAAAAATGATATATCAAATAACAGTGCTCTTATAACTACATTAACTAATGGAGCTCCTACTGTTTTAAATACACTTAATAAATTAGCCAGTGCTTTAGGTAATGATGACAACTTTTCAACAACAGTAACTACAGCTTTATCGAATCGAGTTCAAACCACAGGAGATGAAACAATAGCAGGTAGTAAAACATTTAGTTCAACTATTACAGGTAATATTAACGGTGAAGCATCTACAACAAATACTGTTAAAAATATATCAACAGCACCGGATTCAAATACATCCGGAACAGCAGGAGAAATTAGATATGATTCTAACTTTCTATACATATGCACTGGAACAGGAACAGGTTTATGGAAAAAAGTTGCTTTGCAAAATATAGCCTAATTTAGAAATATTAATTATTTATTATGTTAATAATTAATATATGTCTATGTACGCATCTAAACACGAAAAAGATAGAATAGGTTCTTTGGATGGAAAAATTCTTAGTACAGATATTGCTGATTTCCCCACAAGAAGACAATTAAAACAAGATGATATTATTCAATGGGACACTAGAAAACAACATTGGGTTACTGGACAATTAGTTTCATTTCCACAAATACAAGCTAATCAACAAGCTATTATTGATTTATCTAATAATACAGACATTGTTATACAAAATGCTATAAATAACGTTGTAGGAAATGCACCTTCTGCTTTAGATACATTAAAAGAGATATCAGATATTGTTGGTGATACTAATAATATATCAGGTAGTTTGATTACAAAACTAGGAACTCACGATGTTAGTTTTAATGCTTTAATTACATTAACAAATAAACATGATATTTCGCAAAATGAATTTAATATTAAAATAACAAATAATACAAATTCTATTAATAATAATATTTCAACAATAGCATCGAACCATACAACACTTTCAAATAGTGTTACATCACTGTCTTCACAACAAACAACAAATAATTCAAATATAACTACACATACAAGTCAAATATCAAATATAATAACCGATGTTAGTGCAAACACATTACAAAGAAATAAAAATACTACTGATATTTCAAATAATCTTACAAAAATTCAAAAAAATATCTCTGATATTTCAAATAATAATGCTAATATTTCTAGAATTGATGCCAGTTTAAATGCTATTGTTGTTGATATTTCGAGTAATCAAACAAATATATCCACTAATCTACAAAATATAATTAATAATGATAATGATATAGCAACTATTAATTCAACATTACTAACACACACTAACAATATAGCTTCAAATCTTAATAACATAAACACAAATTCTGGTAATATAACTAGTAACGATCAAGATATATCTGCTCTACAAACTAGAATGACTACAGCAGAAAGTAGTATTACAACACATACAAATTCTCTATCAAGTAATAGTAATTTATTAAATCAACAGGCTTCAACATTAATAATATTAAATAATCATAGAACAATAATTGATTCTAGTGTAAATATTTTAGATATAAGTATGGCTAATGTAGATAATATTATAGGTCCTCGTAGCGTTAGTAATTTAAGTAAAATTAATACAAATATTACAAATATTAATGATATTTCAAATAATGTATCAACTAACACAACTAATATTTCAACAAATACAACAGAAATTATTACGCAAAAAGGTAGAATAGATACATTATTAGATGGAGCACCCGCAGCACTAGATACATTAAAAGAATTGAGTGATGCTCTTGGAGATCCTAATGGTATAGGATCATCTGTTATTACAAAAATTGGTATATTAGATACTAGCATGAATAGTGTTTTTAGCCAACTACCTAGTATTACAACAAATGCTACAAATATATCTAATAATGCTACAGCTATAATAGCAAAACAAAATACTATTCAAAATGGTGATTTAGATTTTGCAAAAATATCAGGTTTAACAGCAGCAATAAATGGAAAACAACCTTTAATTATAGTAGGAGGATTATCACAAAATAAAGTTTCTGGATTAGAAATAGCATTAAATGGAAAACAAAATGTAATAGCAGACAATGGATTACCTGTTTCTAAAGTAACTAATTTACAAAGTTTATTAAATGGTAAACAAGAATTAATTCAAGATAACAGTTTACCACAAACAAAAGTTTTTAATTTAGTTACTAGTTTATCCCAAAAACAACCTTTTATTCAGGATGGAGATTTAACAATAGCAAAAACTAGTGGATTACAATCAGTATTAAATAATAAACAAGATACAGTTGTTGATAATTCATTACAAATTTCGCATATTGCTAATCTTCAAAATAACTTGAATAATTTGCAACCTATGTTAATAACAGGAAAAAATGTAGAAATTGATAGTAATAATATTATTAGAGCACAATTTAAAGATGTTAAAATTAACGATTTATCTGATTGTGTATCTAATATTGATGAATTTTCAAATAGTATATTATTAGGAACAACCGATCATGGTATACTATCAAATGCTATTAATAATATTGGTATAGGATTAAATGCTCTAAAAATTATAACTAGTGGACAAAATAATATATCTGTGGGTAAAAATAATTTATTACGAAATACTAGCGGTAGTAAAAATATAAGTATAGGAACTAGTTCATTAGAATATAACACTACAGGACAAGGTAATATAAGTATAGGTCATCAATCAGGTTCAGTAAATACAACCGGACAAAACAACACATTTATAGGTAAATCTAGTGACGCAACAACAACATATGATAATTTATCCAATGCTACAGCAATAGGTTATAATTCCAAAGTAAATACAAGCAATACTATTCAATTAGGAAATACATCAATAACTCACGTTAAAACATCTGGTAAAGTAATAGCAGGTTCAGTTACATATACGAATGCTGTCGGAACAACTGGTCAGTTTTTAAAATATGATGGTGCTGGAAATGCTAGTTGGGGTAATATTGCGAGTATTGTAGGAACAACAGGTCAAATTTTAAAATTGGATGGAACCGGAGATGCTGTTTGGGGTGATATTTATCCTTCTGGAACAACAGGTCAATTTTTAAAATTGAATGGAACTGGAGATGCTGTTTGGGGTGATATAGATACAACACAAATTGATTATGATACAGCATATCAACAAGTTACTTATCAGAGTTCTAATTCAGGAAATGCTAATTATATAAGTGATACAAATATTAAAGATGCATTAAGTAATATGTCTCAAGCATTAGCTACTTTAGCCACAGCAGTTCAAGCATTAAATGATAAATATGTTATAAATTAATCATTATATTTAAGAATAATAATTAATTATTAGATAAATAATATATTGGTAATTAATATATATATGGCATTTACAAGATATAATTATGATGATTTAAGAACAAAGAAAATATTACAAGAATCAACTGGCTTATGTAGATATATGTTAAATGTTCCCGGTCCACAAAAAACAACTTGCTACATGGAAGACCCACAAGTCAGATTACAGGGATTTGCCGGTAATAATAGATTAGTTACAGGTGGTCATCCTATAGATATTGATAGTGATTTAAAAGGATATACTAGACAGTTAAAAAAATTCTGTTCAAAATCAGAATTTCCAAAAAAAGGTGTAGTTAAATCAACTGCTATGAAATTTGATAGTTGTGACGCACCAATTACTGACCAAAGTAGAGCTACACATCCAGCTAGAACATTTAGGTCTTTGCCAAACAAACCTCATGATATTCCATTGTTGAACCATCAAGAAAATACTTGTTTTCATTTTCAGAATAATTTAAATACAAGACTTTTAGAAAGAGATAATTATGTTCCAAAACTACCTTGTTTAGATTAATTTAATTAATATTAATTAGATTTAATAATTAATATTTATATTAAACATATATATATAAATGGAAGTTGGAATAGTATTAGTTGGATTAGGTGCTATGTATATTCTATCTAATCAAAATCAAGAAAAATCAAGCGAAATCAAACATTATATTCCAAAAAGAGAAGGTTTTTCAGGCAATCATCGAAGTAGATTAGCAAATCCTCCTGTTAAAAATTTTCCTGTAGAACAAAGAGGAGATGTTAAAAATAGCACATTATATTATTCTGGTGCTAGTAATAATGAAGAAATACCTCAATCAAATATGGATATTGGTTCTTCATTTCAACAAACCGATTCTACAAAATTTACTTCTCTTACTGGAGAAAAAATTAGACCGGGTGATATTAAACACAATAATATGCAACCATTTTTTGGTTCATCAATCACGCAATCAACTAAAGGTTATGAAGGTGTTTTGGATAACTACACTGGAGCCGGTAGTCAAAATATAGAAAAAAAAGCTCAGGCTCCTATGTTTAAACCACAAAAAGATATGCAATGGCAAAATGGTATGCCTAGCACTACAGAATACATGCAAGAAAGAATGAGAAACGTTGTTACAAGTAAAATGAATAACGTTAAACCTTGGACTGCTGTAAAAGTTGCACCAGGTTTAAATAAAGGGTTTACAACAGAAGGTTCTGGTGGGTTTAATTCTTCTTTAGAAGCCAGACATAGATGGCAACCAAAAACTGTTGACCAACTTAGAACTAAAAATAATCCTAAAATGTCTTTCAAAGGACAAGTTTTAGGAGCAAAAGGTATTGCTGAAAGAGGTAAAATAGGTGCAATGGAGAAAAATAGACCAGATACTTTTTACATCCAAAGTGCTGATAGATGGCTTACTACAACTGGTGCTGGTGGTGAAAAACAAACATCTAGAGCAGAAAACATTTTAAGAGATGTTAATAGAATTAACCAAGTTAAAGAGCATTTTGGTGGTGGTGCTAATGAAGGACAAGCTACATACCAACCAGGAAAAATACAACCTTCAACTAGACCTACATTAGATGCTCCTATTAAACATATGAGTAATGCTACTGTCAAAAATGGATGGTCTGCTTCTTCATCTAGTGATTATGGTAAAAGTGGATTTAAATCATTAGCTAATGCTAGAGCCTTAACTGGAAATAACGAACGAATGGGTGGTGCTTTCCATGCTACTTTAACTGCTTTAGCTGCTCCCATTACAGATGTTTTAAGACCTACTAGAAAACAAAATGTAATTGGAAATGCTAGAGGTGCTGGTAATGTTAAATCAGGTGTTACTGAGAAAAATGTTGTTTGGAATCCTAATGATAGAGCAAAAACTACTATTAAGGAACAAACTGAAAATACACATAGCAATAAACCAGGTGGTTGGGCGCTTAATAGTGGTCACACAACTAATCCACATCAACCCGTATATGGACAAAGAGATACTACTACTTGTCCTTTTGTTGGTAATCCTTCAGCAACAGAAAGCACTGGTGCTGGTTATCCTACATACAATAGTGCTTACGCAGCCAATCAAAATTACAATAAAGAACAAATTAGTAAAGTTGATAGATACAATGTTGGTAATCATAATTTAATGAATAATAAAATGAATATTACTACTTATTCTAATAAAGTGTCGGCACCTAGTGTTCTTAGACCAAATATGCCTAAGTCTTCATCTGGATATTCTGTTCTTGGTAAATACAACAATCGTAATTCCAGAGAAAACATGCCTAATAATGGTAGACAAAATGGTGATTTATTAACCGCGTTTAATAATAATCCGTATACACACTCATTAACAAACGCTATTTCTCATTAACAAATGCGATCTAATATAATATTTAGTATTTTCTAACTATATATTATATGCCAAATGAACAACGTTCAGAACCTCTAAAATTATTTAAAATAATGGTAGAAGCCCACAATAATGCAACTGAAGCACATAAGAACTTTTATGATAAGATAAAAATGACAAAATTATTCACATCGTACCAACGGAAAACATCGAAGACATATTCTATGTTTAAAAAGATTTGGAAGAGAAGAGAAAATATTCCAGAGTATTGGTCTCCAAGTGATAAATTGACGGATGAAGCAACAAAATTTGTTGGAGAAGTAGAATCTGAACATAATGCATTAATAGCATCTATGGAAATAGCACGGGATGCTAGAGAAAAGTTCATAAATCATTATATTAAAAAATACCCTGACAAAGTGCATGGAAGTAAAGATGAAAGACCATATGGAGAAAGAATAGCGGCTAAAGTGGAAACTATAATAAATGGGGGTTGGTGGGAGAAAATAGTAAAAGAAAAAGAGGGGTGGAAGAATGATTGGTGGGGGAGGTTGCAGTACAAGGTACCTGACATTCCTGATAAGGATAAATTTTGCTATATGAATCAAATTCCTGGTATTCGGGGATTTATAGAAGATGAAAATAAAATGAAAAAAGCAACAATGGAAACATTTTGGAAAATGCAGTCTATTCCATTAACTTCTGGTAGTGGGAGCTTTAAATCCCCAGGTAACAGGAAATCCGGGAGTGAGGGAATACAGGAAACCTTGATAGAAATCGATAATGTAAAAGAATTCTTCAATAGGTATATTGAAGGTAATCAATTTTTTTCATATAGATTTGGTGGAAGAACTCGTAAAAGAAGACGTAAATCAAGAAAATCTAAAAGAAAAAGAAGACGTACAAAGAAAAAAAGTAAACGTAGAAGAAAACGTACAAAGAAAAAACGTACTAGAAGACGTCGCTAATTAATTAACATAATTATTATTAAAAGAAATATTAATAATAATACTCATATGTCTTTAAAAATACATACAGAAATAATAAATAAGATTGATTTTTTTGTAAAAGAAAGAAAAATACCACACATTTTATTTTTTGGACCTTCGGGAAGTGGTAAAAGATATATTTTAAACTATCTCATAAATAAAATTTACAATAAAGACAAATCAAAGATCAAAGAATATTGTATGTTTGTTAATTGTGCACACGGTAAAGGTATTAGATTTATTAGAGATGAATTAAAATTTTTTGCTAAGTCAAACATACAAAGTAAAAATGGAACCTTATTTAAAAGTATTGTTTTATTTAATGCTGGTAATTTAACAACTGACGCTCAATCGGCATTAAGAAGATGTATTGAGAATTTTAGTCATACTACTCGATTTTTTATAGTTGTTAAAAATACTGATTCTGTTTTAAAACCTATTATATCGAGATTTTGTAATATCCACGTTCCTTTACCTTCTGTTTCTAATAAAATTATTAATTTACATTCATATAATCGTATCAATTTAGATAATACAAAATATATTAAGCAAAGAAAAAATTATTTAACTAATATAATCAAAAATAATAATAACTATGATACATTAAAAAAATGCAATACTTTAGCATTAAAATTATATGAACAAGGATATTATGTTAGTGAAGTAATCAAAATTATAGAAAATATAGATATTGATTTAGATATTAAATATAATTTACTTATTTATTTTGATAAAATTAAGACAGAATTTAGAGATGAAAAAACATTATTTTTAATAGTTCTATTTTTTATTTCTATGCGGAAAAAAATTAAATTAGAAAATATCTTAAATATTTAAATGGACGACTACGACGTTAATATGTTATCTGAAGCAAAAAATGAATATTGTGTTCGATTAGTTAATATTATAACTCCACTTGTTATTCAAGGTGTATCTTCTATTTTTGATGAAGCTGTTGAATTATGTTCACAAAATGATGAAGAAGATAAATATTTGATGACTTTTCAAAATTTTTTAACAAGAGTACCAAAATGGAATTCAACACTTGTAGATGAAGAAACTAAAAGAATTAAAAATGAAAGTAATTGCAACTATTTAGATGATCTAATTACTTGTGTTCATATTTCACATTTAAAATTGTTAACAAGTATTCGAGTTTCTCAAAAACAAAAAAAAATTGATTTAGACATACCAAAATTAGACCAATTCATTCATAAAGTTTATATCAATTATGCTAGAAAGATATATCAAAATGTTTATTTATTTGAAAAAGATGTTATGCCTTTACAAAAACAAAAAAATATGAGAGAAGCTGAAATTTTATGTAGTCAAAGCATATTAAATGTTATTAGAGATAGTGTTCCTGTTGAAAAAATATTAAGAGCATACATCGATGAAACTGTTGATGAAGAAGTTATTGAAGAAATTATTGAAAAAAATATGGAAAAGAAAGAAGCTGAAAAACTTGAAGAAGAAGTTGCTAGACGCGAGGAAAAAAGAGAAGAAGAAAATAAAGAAAAGATTATTACTCCAGAGCCTTCTGTTGAATTATTGGAAGAAGAAGAAAATAAAGAAAATAAAAAAGACAAAAAAGAAGAATTCGATAGTTCATTGAAACTTCTTACTGATAAATTGGAAAATATTAATAAAAAAGAAACACCTGTTACTTTAAAGTTTAACTTACCTGATTCAAGACCTAATATTAAATTTAACGATACTGATAAAGTTTTAGATATGGGAACTAATAAAGAAAGTGAAATTAATGCACCAAAAACTATTAAAAGACTCGAAGAAGTAGCTAAAATAGCTAATGAAAAAAGAAAGGCAGAAGAAGAAGAAGAAGATCCAGATGACGATGGTCCATTAAAAATTTCAGGTGAATCTATAAAATTAGATTTTAGCGATGTTCACGATTTAGAAAAACAAAAAAAATTAGAACCAGCCATCAAATTAGATATCGAAACTTTAACTTAATTGCGTTAAATTATTTTAAATAACATCATAAAATAATTTATATGTCTCAACTATTAATGTCTGGTTTAGTAGTTTCTATTATTTATGGTTTATTGCGTTTTATTGAAATGCGATTTATATTAAAAGAAAATAAACCATTAAAAGATTTATTTAGAGATAGTATTATTGTTTTTATTAGCACTATTATTGGTATTGTTGTTTTACAACAATTCGCAACCAATATTGGTAGGTCTATTCCAAAAGTTTTCACAGATAAACCTAATTTCTAAGCATACCATTTATAATTTATAAGCGCCTCTTCCACATTATCAAACATAAAATATTTTTCTAATGTTGCATCTGGTATTCCATAATTTGCCGAATTGTATCTTTTTACATCATAATCTTTTCCGGGGGTATCAAATAACAAACTATTTAATGGTAACTTGGTTATATAGAATAATGGACCATCTATAATTTGTTGATCGTAAGAACTTTTTAATCTTAGTGGTTTATCAGAACCATTTCCATCTATTATAATACTTCTTAATATGGGAATTCTCTCTATCATATTATTCGTCATCACTATAGTAATTCCTCCATCTATAAACATAATTATAGTATGAACATAACCAATTATAAAACCCTTGGGAGACGTATAAAAAGGACGTTTATAACATACATCATCCCCCATAAACATAGCTTGTGACCCCATCAAACGTTCTATATATTTATCCAATTGGAGTTGTGTAGGCAATAAGTCCTCATCAACTCTATAATTTTTAATTTTATTATACATATTTTGAATATATTCATATTTACTCGTCATTTTAATTGAATTAAAAAAGTTATATTAATTCAATTTTATTAAGTATTTTATTTATCTTCTTGTGGATTACAATTCTCATATTCATCTCTAGTAATATACTGTATATGAATAGAATCTCCTTTAATATTTAGTTTATAATAACCTGGTTCAACTCCAAAACAATAACTCATATTTCTACATAAATTCAAATAATGTAATTCTCCATTATCTATTATAGTATATGAGTAACCATATCTTTCTAATATAAATTGTCTTAATACAGTGTTTGTTGTGGGAACGATTCTAAAACCATTATGATTTTCGGCATTTATTATTTTAACCGGCATGTTTAATTAATACTAATTAATTAATTAATATCAATTCAATTTTATATGGGTAATTAAATTACAAAATATACTTAAATAAAACTACATATTTTTATTTAAGTATGTCACATCTTTACGATACGCAAAGCTTAGAGCTTATAGGTCAAGATATTGGAAAAAATATTCTTAAAATTAAAACACATCACGATAAATTTTGGATTACATTGGCTAAAAAAACAGATGATAAATATTTTAAAATGGTTGCTTTTTTACTAATGTTAACAACAGCATGTTTGTTTGAAGTAATATGGTATAATGCTTTCCAATTTATATTTGGTTCTTTAACTCCTGTTCGTTTTCCTTTTGGTTTAATTAAAATACTAGCATATACCTTCATTGGTTATGTTATGGGATTTGAAATAGGATGGAATTATACTCGTTATATTAATAATTTAATAAAATTCAAGAATAGTGTTGCTAGTGTAAAAAAATTAATAGAAGAAGTTAAACTTAAAAAACCCATTAAAAAAAGAAGTTTAAGTGACGTAGAAGATTATTGTAATGGAAAATTTTGTGAATGTGAAAATTTATTTACTTGTGATAAAGATAAAAGAGAAACAAAAAAAGATGACTAATCCATATTATCAATCATATTCACTCTTATTTGATGTCTTCCACCATCAAATTCTGTATTTATAAAACTTATTATTAATGGAACTAATGTATCTGATGTTGTATTTCTAGCACCCAATGCTAGTATATTTGCATCATTATGTTTTCTAGACATTTGAACTTGTGTAAAATTACTACACAATGCACATCTTATTCCTTTTACTTTATTTGCTGCTATAGACATTCCTATACCAGTTCCGCATAATAAAACTCCAAAAGAATTTGGGGTTTCTCTCACCTTCTTTGCTACTCTAAAGGCAAATTCTGGATAATTACATTTGTCTAGATTAAAACAACCCAAATCTTTTATATCTATATCTTCTTCGTTATCTAAAACATCTATTACTATATTCTTCATTAAATATCCTGCATGGTCACTACCAAAAAATATGGTTGGCATTATAATATAAATAGTTCTATCTTTTTATATTATAATTTACCTACGTCTAGTTTTTTTGCGCCTTTTTCTACGTTTTTTCTTTGTACGTTTCTTCTTTTTCCTTTTCTTTGTACGTTTCTTCTTTTTTCTTCTTGTTCTTCTTGTTCTTCTTCCACCTTTTAATCCTTCCAGTAATACGAGTTGATTTTCCCAGTTTGTTTTTTTATGTAACATAGATTCATTATTTAATTTTTTTAAAAATATTTTTTTTTCTTCTATCATAAATTGTTTATCAATTACATACATATCTAATTCCTTAAATAATGGTTCATCGTGTTTTGGATATATACTATCTATAAATGGTAAATCTAAATCATTTATTAAATCTTTCTCACTCCAAAATGCTATATCACAATAAGCTTTTTTATCTATCTCATCAATGGCGACCAACATACCGAATTTTTTTATGGGCGGGTTATATCGTACTTCTTCTGGTGATGATAATGATAAAGTAATTTTTATTGGACCATCAAGGTTCCTAGGTGGTGGGCGACCAACTAAAATGCCGTTAAAATATTCTTTCTTATCATATGGTAATGATTCTTGTATATCTTTAAATATATTATCTTTATTCTCTTTCAAATAATTTTCCCAATATTTTTCATTTACTTTCTCGCCCGGTTCACGTGGATAAATCTTATAGTCAATATCCGTTGTAGGGTATTTTCCTTTTGTAAGTAAATAAGTAGCAAACCCACCACTATAATAACATTTTTCACCAAAAGAACCATTTTTTAAATATTTATTTATCACAGACCAAATTATAGCTTGAACTTCATCTTTCTCTCCACAGACATTTTTTAAATAATTATATAACTTTTCATCCTTTTTTTCTTTAATTAACGGTGCTGTTGCAAGTTGTGTGGGAGAAATTTTGCCGCTTTTTTCTTGTGGGGCTGGAGGTTGTTTTACTTCATTATTATTTGCTTTAACTGTAATTTTCTTCTTCTTTTTCTTTTTCTTCTTTGTTGTTGTTTGAACCGGTGTTGTTGTTTGAACCGGTGTTGTATCACCCCAAGATTCAAGCAACGCCTTTTCCTTTCTTTTTTGTTCTTCTTGTTCTTCTGGTGTTAATTTCCTCTGTTCCTTCATTCCTTTAAGCATGTTTCCCCTTCTCTTTTTCATTGTTTCAAATCGTTTTCTTCTTGCTTCTTCCTTGTCTTTTTGAGATGCTTGCCAGTATGTTTTTATGTTGTTTTTTGTTTTTCGTAGATTTCCTTTTTTACCATACCCCACCCATTCACCTGTTTGGTAATCAAATGGACTTCCATTTCTATCATATATCTCTTTTGCCTTTATAATATCATCATCGCTATAACTTTCATCCAATGGAATAGTTTTTGAATAAAAAAGTAAAGTCCAAGTTCCTTTGTTTGATTTTATTTGCAATGGTGCTCCTAATTTCCATGAAGCATTTCCCTGATTTCCTTCTGGAATCAGATTTAATACTGTATTTTTTATTAATGGGTTTTCTAAAATTACAGAACCATCTTTATCTTTAGCAGCCATTCCAATGTTGTCCATACATTGAACATAATCATATTTACCCGACTTGACAACTACAAAACCTATTGCGGTCTCATATGCCCACTTCATTTTTTCTTTGATTTTTTCCGGAGTATCATTTTTACGTTCAGCTATTTTTTTGTAGATAAGGTCCGACAAATTTTTTACTGATTCATTCCAATTGCCCATATTTACTGCTATCTCGTCTTCACTACCAACGGTTGAATCAACAATAAGATGTGAATTCAAAAATGGGTCTACATATATAGAACTCAAAGTCAATATTTTCTTTTCTTTTGCATTTTTAATTCTTTTTTTCGCCTTATCTCCTGCTTCTTTAATATTATTTTTCTTATGATTTTTCTTATCAATCTTTTTTGGATTTATACTCATCAGTCTTTCGTATTCAGAAGAATATAAATACCAACGCAAAAGCCTGAAAAAATCTTCTTTATCATTTAATAGATTTAACCTTTTGAATAAATCCATCACATAATCAATATCATCATAATAATTAATATCTGTAAACCATTCTTCTATTAATGGAAAAGTTAATGTAAGGTTGTTGTTATCAATCTCAAGTGGCCATTTGTGAGGCGGGTCATCAGTTTTGTTATGTAATTTATTCATATGTTTATATTGATTATACACTGTTGAAGCATTTGTTTGCTTTGTTATTAATTTTATCATTTTACTTCTTTTTAACATTAAAAGTATCATCATTCCTATTTTGTATTCTCTCTTTTTTTTTTCTTTTTCCGGATGAAAATCTTTTAATACATATTGGAAACCCCTGATTATTTTACGATTATCTATGTCCGACATTATTAATATATATTGCGATAAAAATATATATTAATCCATTGTAAACATCGTATTATAGAACTCCTTTGCTTTATTACTAACTTTATGACTTAAATCTGATAACTGTTCTATATATGTAGAATTAGATGAACTTTCAACTATATTACTAATTTGTAAAGAACATTCTTCATCAAATTCTCCAGGAATTAATTTATCAATTATATAATTTTTTATTAAATTACTATTATTATAATAAGGATGTATTGGTGGTTCTATAAATGAAAGATAAGAAAATAATAAATACCACAATCCACTTCTTTTTCTGATTTTTTTATAAACTATTTCACATATTCTTTTAAATTGTCTAAAATTCTCTGACTTTTTACCACCTAATGCTTCTAACATATCATTAGTTATTTTCATTTCAACATCTACATGTTTTGGATCTTCACCAAGTAAATAAGAAAAATCAATATGTATTAAATCGCCCCATTTATTTATTAGTATATTTTCAGTGTGTCTATCACCTACACCCAAAATATAACACAATACACAAGAAGAAACACAACTTTTTATAAATGTTTGTCTCATTTTTTGTATCGTTTCATTTGGATTCAAATCCATAATATAATTCAATAAAGTTGTTTGTCTTACTTCAATAACATCATATAATGTAATAGTATTATCTAAAATCTCAATCCAACCATAATTATACCTATAAGGCAAAACATTATATGTATTTATAATTATATCATCACCACAAATTCTTTTAAGCCATTTCGAAACATACATTGTTAGTTTATCTTTTCTTAAATCTTCATTTTTCACTAATATAAATTGTTTTTTTTTACCATGTGTTATTTCACTTTCTGTTAATAATGGTATTATCCAAGGTTGTGATGAAGAATTCAACTTTTTTATACCTAACAAATCAATATCGACACACGTTCTTTCTGGATTCCAAGGCATTTTTACACCACCATTTTGTTTAAACCAATTAGTAATCAATTCATACATTTCATTTTTTTCCTTAGAAACTAATAACTCAATAAACTTTATGAATTCATCCGTTTTTCTTATTTCACTCAACCAATCTTTTGGAACTAGTGTTATCATTTTATCCATCATAAATTTAAGATTCTCATTACTATCAAAACTATTCAAATAATATTTTGTTTCAAAATAAAAAGAGTAAAATAAGTTTATATCCATTATACATTTATAAGCTAAATCCATTCCAAATTGTTTATTTTTCTTTGCTAATTCTACTAACCAAGGCATTAATAAATTATCTTCTAATTTTTTTGTTAGTATTTCAACTAAATATTTTTCTACACATTTAAATTTTGATAACTCAGTATTATATCCAATTTCTAATACATTTTCTGATGTGCAATGTTTTTTACACACACTCTTGCATAATAATTCTCGACAACTATATATTTTCTTTGTACTATCTTTATAATAATTGATTAAATCTTCCATTTCTTCTTTTGATTTATCATTATTTGCTGTTATACATTTTGTAATTAATGTATAATGATTTTTAAACTCATATCTATGGTTCCATAATAATTTTTTTTCTATTTTTGATATTTTTTGACAAGAAATTTTGTATTGGATATTTCTGTAAATGCTAATTATATAATTTATTATTTTACACCATTTTTTACTTACTGTTCTTAAATATACTAATTGTGATATTTTTATAGGTAAATTTATAAATATATCTACCTGGTCTTTATAAACATTTGATACATTTACTGATTCATTACAAGTCCTACATACCCGCATCTTATCTTTGTCTTCCATATATTGTGTTAAATCCATAAATGATTTTTCTGGTGGAGTAGGTTTTGGTATATATTCATTATCTTTACAATACCAACGTGCACAATCATAACAAAAAATTCTTCCACAACTACGACAATGATGTTTTCTTATTAAATATCCGAATTCTGCTCCACAGTCAAAACAAGTATTTACCTTTTTATTAGGAACCCAAACCGAAGGTTTTCTTGCTGGTATATTTATAGGATTACTGTTACTTCTTTTTCTATCAATATATATAGAAATCGCACCATCCATTAATAATATATAATTATATTTTTTTAATATATTTACAAAGATGTAGATATATTAATATTTATTTTTACGTGTACTTTTCTTTCTTCTTTTAGTTTTGCGTCGTTTTTTTCTTGTTCCACCACCCGAAACAGCACAACAAGTAATATTAACTGTAAAATCCCATTCTTGATTTATAAAATCTTTTTCACTCTGATTAAGTTTATTCCAAATTTCTGATTCTTTATTTTTTTTCTCGTCTAGCAAAAACATAATAAAACATTGTTGTTTGGTTTTTTGAGAATATGGTAATTGATTATAGCATTTATCAAGTAAATCATCACGATTTAACTTATCCAATATTTTTTTTAATTGATTAAAATGTTGTTCTTGATTATATTCTATATTTCCGCCTCTTTTTTTACGCGTCTTTTTCTTTCGGCGTCTTCCACCACTATTTGATCCGATATTTTGACCAATTAATTGCTTCGGTAGAGGGGCAACAACTTCACCAATCCATTCATTATTACCATCATCATTCCATCCGTCATCGAGTGATTGTAATGTGTTAAACATATAATGTCCCCCTTCCCTTGAATCGAAGCCATCGAAAAATTCACTTGCAAGCCCCATATATTGAGCCGGTACATTCTTATATCGTACTTCCCCTTCACCAGGCCAATAAATATTTATTAAATAATGCTGATTTTTTATTGGCTCTTCTGTCAATTTCCAATCTTTTTTCGCTGCTATAACTTGATTTTTTCTTCCCCCACCTCCTTTTTTCTTACGTGTTTTTCTACCACTCGTATTAACTACCTCAAATATCATTTCCTTTCTTTTTTTCCAATTCTTTTTCCAACTACCATACTCAACATCATCCTCGTATATTTTTTTCACCCTCAAACCTTTCGTTTTGTTTGTTCTTTTACTATTCGATAAAATGACTATGTTATTTTTGGAAGGTTCTAACCATTTTTTTATAGTATCCCATAATTTCTTTTCCTTTTCTTTATCCCATATTTTCTTTGCTCTGAAAGCTGTAGCAACGTAAGGAGGGTCGCAATAGATAATAGTATTTTTATAATCTAAATCAAATACACTTTTTTCTTTGTACACAAACTTAGAACTTTTAAAATATGGTTGCAATCCTTTTAAATATTTCTTTTTTCTTTTCAACATAATCTCAGTCCAATCTGTTACACTATGCGTTTTAACAGAGTGTTTATTAGCACAAGGTTTTGAACCACCCAAATATTGACCACCAAATCCCAATGTATAACCCACAAATGATTTTTGAGCAGAGGGTTTTTTATTTTTCTTATAACTTTCCCATTTTTTTTGAGTAATCGCACCTGTTTTTGGTAACCAACCTTTCTTTAATGCTTTAAATAATACAGTTATAGTTGGATTTACATCGCTAAAAATATATTTTTTAAATACTTTATTTTTATCATCCTCCATAACTTGAATTCCTACGCGGGCCATTCCACTAAATGGTTCCGCATAATTTTTTATAGATGGATTTTCTTCTGCTTTCTTATATACCATTTTTGATATTGTTTTCGCCAATTTTGATTTTCCAGCATGATAAGGTAAAGGCATTATTACATTATCATGTTATTTAAAAATTCTATATTAGTTAACCAAATATTTATTTTTCATTTGCCACCTTTTTATTTTGTATGTTCTCATTATATTCTTCACTTGAATTATCAGCAGGGACAATCAAATACTCATCACCAGTGTTTGCATCCTCCAAATAGGCAGGCATAAAACTTTTCGCGACGTTCAATTGCATGAATTTTCCTTTCCCCCAATGTGCCGTAAAATCAAATCTCTTACTGTCTTTTCTCATTTCTACTGGTCCTATTATTTCACGTTTACTTCTCCTAATATCATATCCAAAATCTTTATCATCAGCATCTCTGTATACTAATTTATACTTTCTGTTAGGATTATCATTAATAGTAGTTACTAAACCATGGGGAACAGAAATCCAGTTTAATACTCTCTGACCACCTCTCATTTTGCGGCTTTTCTTAGTTCTTTTTTTTCGGTTTTTCTTTGTACTACTCTTCTTTTTCTTCTTTGAAATTCTTTTACAATATTGTTTTTGAGAAAACCCTTTTGGTCTTTTACAATTAATCTTTCTTTTATATTTCAATGACCATTTACGACCACCTTCTTTTATTGTAGCCAACCTTTTTTCTCTTTTCATAAGTTTCTTATATTGTTTGGATGTTAATTGTTTATCTGGAAATTGACCTTTATGCCAATCCAAATGAACTTGAGTATCTGGTGCTATTTGACTTTTTTTTGCCATAGGGTGTGGGTCATAAGGACTTAAAGCAGCAGTTAATATACTTGTTGCTAATAAAAAGTCTCTTGCTGACGCCAATGGTTTTCCCTTAGACATATTACGCTTACTTCGTTTTAATAATGAAATACCATGGGAAGAAGCAATCATAGGTGTTTTCTTGGACATTCTTTTGCTCATTTCATTTGATAGTTGAATTTCTCGTTTTAGCCTTGACGCTTGTTTTCTGCTTTGACGAGACTTTTGTGATGCTTTAGATTTTCTTGATTTTGATTTTACTTTTCGAGACTTTTGCGATGCTTTAGATTTTCTTGAACTCATAATATATTAAAGTTAGATTAATATATTATTACCAACCTGCATTTTTTTTAACATTAATTCTAGGACCTTTTTTACTATTAAACGCATTAGGATCATATTGGTCATCTTCATCATCTGAACCCAAATCCTTAGATAATTCCCAAAATTCCTTGGAACCTAATTTAAAGTCATTATGTGCTGAAGCTTTATACCAAAAAATTTGGTCTTCCAATTTATTAGATTTGGAATTATTAGATATAACTAAACATTCATAATTTTCTGTACATTGGTCCATAACTTGACAGAAACTTTCGAATGTAGAAAACATACCAGCATAATTTTCATAGATGCGTTTTCTATTTGTTAAATATGGTTCACGTAAAATAAAAGTGTAATCAATATTAGTTCTTAAATTAGGCGGAACCCCTAGAGGATACTGCATAGTAATAACAAGCATAATTTTCCAATGCCTTCCATTCATGAAAAGCAAACGCATAACTTTCTCACGTGCCCAACCATTATCATATAAACAATCATCTAAAATAACGAAAGCCCTAGCATCAATATTACTTCTACCATATGCTTCTTGTTCTTTTTTAACTTGTTTTAAAACCATTTTTTGCCTTTTTAATATATTTTCAATGATGGCTGAATTGTATTCATCATGAATAAATAATTTTGGAACTAATTTACCATAAAATCCATTACCAGATTCTGTTCCAGAAATAACAGTTCCTATAGGAATATCCTGATGATAATATAGTAAATCTCTTACTAAAAAACTTTTACCAGTATCACGACGACCAATTAAAACAATAACAGGACCAGAAGCAGAGTTAGGGTCAAAAGAAATATTTTTCATATCGAATTTTTTTAATTCTAAATTCATTAATATAATATTTTAATTATTTATTTTATTTTAAACATAAAACTTTAGGTAAAAACTGAAAAATTATATTATGATTATTAATCAATGTTTGTTGTATCATACAAAAAAAATAACAATAAGCAAGTTTTTAAAAAAATAAAAGAAAACTATGGCTTTGATAAAATACAAAATTACATACCAATTTACAAAAGATTTTTTTCAGTAAATGATAAAACATATGATAACATTAATTTAAATCACAAATATAGTATTAATGATATTAAAGAATCAAAGAATGAAAATATGTTTACATTAACTTTATTAGATGAAAAAGAAAACAGAATAACTAGACCATCATTTTTTAAATTTAGTCCTTTATTAGACCCTATAAAATACATGGTGGGAAAGTATGAAAATATAACCAAAGATATGAGAATAGCACTTCCTAAATTAAATGATAATAATAGTCCAAAAAAAGTATTGGATACAAATAATTCAGCATATGTAGATAGTTTTTTTTCTTATTTGAGCAGTATAGCATATCATCATCATAAATTTCCAAATGGATTGGACTTTTATGGTTCTTTTTTAGGTGTTCAAAAAACTCATTTTTTAAATATAAGCGATGACTTAGAATATTTATATGATTCTGATTATTTTCATAAAAATAAGGATATTTTATTTAAAACCGATGATATAGACGAAGAAATGTTGTCTGATGCTTCAAGAACCCATAGAAAAAAATTATCTGTAAAGGATGATATAAAATTAAATGTAACTTCAATAACAGAGGATATGTTTGGAGGTGTTTTTAGATTGACCAAAGAAAATCTGGAAATACATAATTCAGATAATATAAAATTAGAATTAGATCTTAGTAATAACAAACATAGTGGTAATGAAACGGAATCGGCGTGTTCATCACGTTCATCAAATACATCAAAGGATGATGATGAAAGTATAGAAGATATATCAGAAAACTCTTTAGAAAGTTGTAGCAATAGTGATATGTCTGAATATTCAAGTTCACTTAGCGATGAAGAATATATAAGAGGAGAGGTTTTTGATTTTCCAGTTCAAATTATTTGTCTAGAAAAAATGGACAATACGTTAGATTCTTTATTAGAAGACCAAGAAAACGAATTAGATGTTGATGAATGGAAATCTTGTTTTTTCCAAGTAATAATGTCTTTATTGGTTTATAAAAAAATGTTTAATTTTACACACAATGATTTACATACCAATAATATAATGTATAATAATACAGAAAAAAAATATTTAAATTACAAATACAATGGAAAATTATATAGAGTTCCAACATTTGGAAAAATATTTAAAGTGATAGATTTTGGTAGAGCAATTTACACACATTCAGGTAAAAAGTTTTGTAGTGATAGTTTTCATCCAAAGGGAGATGCAAGCACACAATATAATACAGAACCTTATTTTAATAATAATAAACCAAGATTAGAACCAAATTATAGTTTTGATTTGTGTAGATTAGGGTGCTCACTATTCGACTTTTTCTTTGATGATATTGATGATATAGAAGAAGAGGAGGATCCAATAGCATTAACAATAGCAAGATGGTGTTCAGATGATAAGAAAAGAAATGTTTTATATAAAAAGAATGGTGAAGAACGATATCCAGATTTTAAATTATATAAGATGATTGCTAGAACTGTTCACAATCATACTCCAGAAAATCAATTAGATAGAGAAGATTTGAATTTATTTGATAAATTTTTAAGTTCAAAAAAGAAAATGGGAAAGAAAGCAAAAATATTTAATTTTGACGAATTACCTAAATACGTATAAAATTGAATTAATTACACAAATATTATTAATTCAATAACATGACTAATATGGATAAAACATTATACCTACTAGAAACTGTAAATCAAATAGGAAGACATTTTCGAAATAATGATAAAATAACTAAAGATTTAAATTCATTATGCGATACAATATGGCATATGGCACCAGAAACTATAAATAAATCTTGGATTGACATCTATATATACTGTAGTAATACGTTTAATAATGTGAATAATTTAAAACATTTTGCTGCACTTAATATTTATAATGAAAGATACGGTGAATACAGAAAGAAATTTATAAATATTAATTAATAAATATCAATTAATATTTTTTATTTATCGTGGGAAACCAACTAAATTAGCACCAATACCGAAACCAGCACCAGAGCGAGCAGATGCTCCCATAGATGGAACGTAAGTATCAAGGATAGAGAAAGTTGCTGCTGCGGTCAAAGCAATCAACATAACTTCATCAACATTTAACGATTTTTTAGGAATAGCATACGCTGCAATAGCAACCATGATACCTTCAACAAGATATTTAACAGCACGACGAACTAATTCGCCGAAGTCAACCATATCACCAAGTCCAGACATATTATACTAATTAATTAGAAAAAAATAATTAGGTTTAAAATAACTTAAATATTAAAAATTAATATTTCTATAATGAGTTCTTTGGCTTTTGAACGACAAAAATTACCTAATGGTGAAAATAATCCTAAATATGTTGATTTATTGGATGAAGATAAAGCAATATCTGGACAGAAATTTGCTTGTATCTCTTTTGTTTCACCAGAAAATATTCTACAAGACAAAAATCATTTTTTCTTTCAAGAATTCCTAAAATATTTTGATTTTTCTAAATCAATAGAAAAATATCATCAGTTTCTCAATTTTTTAGCTTTTAAGTATAATTTAGAATTTAATGATATGGTTTCTGATTTTGAAGAATTTTTAAAAAGTGAAAAAGACCAATTTGATAATGAAAAAATTAGAAATGAATATAAAACATTTGTAGACAACAATGAACAAAGATTACAAGAAGATTTTGATACAGAAAATGCGTTTAAAACAAATACTAGAGGGTTAAAGATTAGAGGTGTTTATGCAACACAAGGAGAAGCGGAATTAAGATGTAAACTGCTAAGAGAAGTTGACCCTCATCATAATGTTTATGTAGGTCCTGTTGGAATGTGGATGCCTTGGGATCCAGAAGCATATAAAACTGGAAGAGTTGAATACATGGAGGAAGAATTAAACCAGTTGATGAGTGAAAAAAATAAAAACGAAGCAAAAGCAAAACAAGAATTTGAAAAACGCGTTCTCGAAACTAAAAGAAAAGCTATTGAAGAAAATATTAAATTAGCCAGAGAAAACAAAAATAAATTAACACAAAATATTGATAAAGAAGGTAATCTAGTTGGCGTCAATAATACTATTGAAAATGCTTTAACCGGTGAAAATGTTTCTAGTGCTGATATTAAGAAAGAATTATTTGAAGGAGACAACATTATTACATCGAAAAATAAAGATCAACCCAAGTTAAAATCTCTTTTACCGGAAGACACAAAAAAATAAAATTGATTAAAAATCTATAATTAATAATATATTAATTAATTATGGATAAAAACATGGAAACAAAATCTAGTCAACCAACTGTTGAAAAATCAATAAAATCAAAAAAGAAAAAGAAAAAGAAAAAGAAAACCAAAAAACAAAGTTATAAAGATATGATGGCTGATATATTAAAACCTAAATTAACGGATGAAGAACGCTCCAAGTTAAAAAAAGATTCTATGGTACAAAACGCACTTGGAGGTGGAAGATTTCAAAAAATGGAAAAAATATAATCATTGTTTCACTGTTAACCACTTTAACAATATTATATCATCATAAACTATTGAACTCATCATCAAATAATATAGAACAATCATAATATCTATATTTTTTAAATTGACAACCAAATAAATTAAATGAATGCTCCAATTTACAAAACATAATATTGAATATACATTTCTAGCTTTTACCTTCATTATCTGTTCTTCATCTTTTGAAACCAAAAATCTCATACCCAAACAATAATTTACATCATAACTATAACACGATAATATTGTATATATCATCAATAAATTCTGTACATGAACTGGATTTTTATAACTTATAAATAAATTCAAAATATTTACACCACTTGTTATTGTATGATGAATTTTTGTTGATTTACTTAATTTTACTTTAAATAATGCTATAGTATCACCACTAGTATATATACAACCCATCAATTGAACTAGTGAAGTCATATCATAAATATTTAATATTGTTAGTGGAATTAGAGGGATGGTACATATTGTAATATATTTTAAAACATAGGTTTTTATAAAATTTTTCAATATATAATTTTTTCTATCATCATCGTAATTAAAATATTTTTCATAATTTATTTGTAAATAAATATCTACAGCATAATATGATAAATAATTTAATATCCATAATACAGGAAGAAGAGTAAATAAATTCATTAATATTTATTTACTTATACATTTAAATAGATTATATAAAGACATTGTAACATTAATTTTAATGAATCATTGGTTATTAACAACACATGGTGTAGCTTTATTTCCTATGGGTGTATTTCTTTGGAATTGGAAGATGAGAAAAGATACTCCTAGTATATTTATGTTTATAAAATTCTTATATGCTGTAACATTTTCATTACTTTATCATTCGCATCATAGTTTACCAGAAAGTCAAGTGTTCACTACGGATTATGATTACGACAATTGGGCATTATTAGATGGTTACGCTTGTAGTAGTTTGATATTTACTACTGTCTTATATGGATTTAGAGTAAGAGAACCACAATTCTATATAACAAGTTTTGCGGTAGAAAATATAGTTTTAATAGTATATTTGTGGGAAAATTTAAATCAATCATTAATAATTACATGGTATTTATCAATATGTAGTTTAATAATAGCAATAATTAAATGGCGGACGGTTTGGAGATATTTGTTTCGTTTTAAATGTTTATCATTTTTATTTATTGTTTGTGGTGTTACAGCAATAGTAATGTATTGTATTGCTGTTCAACATTGGTATAATTCGACATATATAAAATATCATTCGTTATGGCATTGTTTTGTATTTTCTACAGCTGGATTTGCTTCTTTACTAAGATATAAACTTGATGAACAAATACATCCTATTCATAGGAGAGAACAATTAGATTCTATATAGTCGGAATAAATTCCCAATTTAATTCTTTGCATATTTTTTTCCATATTTCATCTTGTTCAATTCTTTTCACAGGGTCTTTCAACATTGGAAAATATGGTAAAAATATATTTTCTCCCAATAATTCACACATTTTATATAAAACATAATAATAATTCAAAAAATTAACCCTATCATCTGGACAATGATTAGAATATGGTTTTTGTATTTCCATAAATAAATTACATAGTGTATCTTCTAATTCTGGTGTCATTACTGGAGGTTTTATTCCTAATTTATCTTTTATAAATGGTATATGTTCATAATATTTATTATATCCTAACTTTTTTAATATATCTTTTGCTTTTTTATTTGTTATTTGTTTTAATGATATTCTTTCCTTCTTTATTTGTTGTTTTATATTATCTAATACTTCTTTAGGAATTTGTGTCGTTTCTTTTGCTTGAAATTGAGCTAATATTTCTCTAAAATGATTTATTCTTTTATAAGCATAAAAACATACTTCTTTAGGGGGTTCTTTATATGATGGTTTTTCGTGTTCTATTAAATATTGATAGTGTTCCCCACATTTATTACATATTATTAATCCTTCTGATTCTACAGGTATTAATTCTCCTTTACAATTTTTACATTTTTCATAATCTATTACATAATTATTTATATCTATAAAACTTTCATCTATATTCACCAAATATTTATTTACACTTGTATCTGTATTCTTATTTGTATCTATATTTGTTTCTGTATTCTTATTAAAAAAATTATTTAACACAATTGTTTTTTTAGTTGTTCCCATCGATATATTCTTTTTTCTTTCAAAATATTCAAATATATAATCAGAATTTAATAAGAAATATTCTTTCTTCTTTTTCTTTAATTTTGATATTTTTTTACGAATATCTCTCAATTCATCTTGATATTCCAATTTTTCACCTATATCCACACATTTTTCTATTTTTTTCTTTAATATTTTCTTTCTTTTTTTCAATGAAGGTATTAAATTATTGCTTATATCTATAAATTCTTTAATTTTTTCGTTATGTTTACCATCTAATGTTACAATGGATTTTTTGTTTACTATTATTTTTTTACTAGCCTTCGGCTTAAAGTTAGGCATTAATATAGAGTAAGTTTATGTTAGTTTTAATTATTAATTTTCTTATTTAAAATAAATGAGTGATATCAAAATTGATGAATCAATTTATAATAATAATATTATTATTGATAAACTCAAATTTAGAAAAATGACTTTCATTTATAATGCTTTAGAAAAGGGATGGAGTGTTTCAAAAAAAGAAAATTTATATATTTTTAAAAAAAACCATGAAGGTAAGAAAGAAGTTTATCTAGATGAGTATTTAGCACGGTTTATGCAAGACAATTTTGATATGTCTACCATATAATTTAATTATTGTTTTTAATTAATTAATTAATTAATTAAAAAATGAAAAAATTTTTTTCTTTAGCAATATTATAAAATGGGTGGCGGTTTAATGCAACTAGTAGCTTACGGGGCACAAGATGTGTACCTTACAGGTAATCCTCAGATCACTTTTTGGAAAGTGACCTACAGAAGACACACGAACTTCGCAATGGAATCTATTGAACAAACTTTCAACGGACAAGCCGACTTCGGTCGTCGTGTTCAATGTACAGTTTCCAGAAATGGTGACTTAGCATACAGAACTTACTTACAAGTTACTCTTCCTGAAATCAACCAAGATGATGCAGCAGGCACTGTTTACGCAAGATGGTTAGATTGTCCAGGTGAACAAATTATCTCTATGGTAGAAGTTGAAATTGGTGGTCAAAGAATCGACCGTCAATATGGTGATTTCATGCACATCTGGAATCAATTGACTCTTACCTCTGAACAAGAAGATGGTTACAACAAAATGATCGGTAACACTACACAACTTACCTTCTTGACTGATCCTAACTTCGCTGATGTAGCAACTGCTTGTGGCGCTGCTTCTGTTCCAGAAGCTGTATGTGCTCCAAGAAACGCACTTCCAGAAACTACTCTATACGTTCCTCTTCAATTCTGGTTCTGTAGAAACCCTGGTCTTGCTCTTCCTTTGATCGCTCTTCAATACCACGAAGTTAAAATTAACATCGAAATCCGTCCTATGGATGAATGTTTATTCGCTGTTACTAAAATCGGTATGTCCGCTGCTCCAGGTAAAAACGTTAAAGCTACAGCTGCTTACTCCAAATCTTTGGTTGCTGCTTCCCTTTACGTTGATTACATCTTCTTGGACACTGATGAACGTAGACGTATGGCACAAAACCCACATGAATACTTGATTGAACAACTTCAATTCACTGGTGATGAATCCATCGGTTCCTCATCAAACAAAATCAAATTGAACTTCAATCATCCATGTAAAGAATTAATCTGGGTTGTTCAACCTGACGATAACGTAAGTTATTGTGATAGTTTCGTTGAAACTAAAGTTCTTAACATGGCATTGGGTGCTCAGCCATTTAACTACACTGACGCAATCGATGCTCTTCCAAACAGTATCCGTGCTTTCAGTTCCTCCAGTCAATTGAGTGGAACCAACGCACCTAATACTTCGGTTATTAACGAAGCTGGTCTTTTCAATGACCCTAACGCAAACCAAAGTGGTGCTTCCAGTCAAGTTGATGACCTTTCATCCAACTTGGGTAAAGCTGGTGTAACCAATGGTGTTTCTGATGCTGGAGCATTCGTTCTTGCTGAAACTTCATTGAAAATGCACTGTTGGGGTGAAAATCCAGTTGTAACTGCTAAACTTCAATTGAACGGTCAAGACCGATTCAGTGAACGTGAAGGCACTTACTTCGATTTGGTTCAACCATTTCAACATCACACTCGCTCTCCAGACACTGGTATTAATGTTTACTCATTCGCTTTGCGACCAGAAGAACATCAGCCATCTGGAACCTGTAACTTCAGTAGAATCGACAACGCAACCTTGCAATTAGTTGTTTCTGCTGCTGCTATTGGTAGTGCTCAAACCGCAAAGGTTCGCGTTTACGCAACCAACTACAACGTATTGCGTGTTATGAGCGGTATGGGAGGTTTAGCATACTCCAACTAAGTTTTTTATCATATTTTTATTCTTTTCATCTTAGAATAATATTTTTAGAATAATATTTAAATCTAATTAAATATTATAATGGGAGATACATCCGTAATAGCAGATCAAATTAACAAAATTTTAAAAGCCACATTACCAGTAATCGAAGGCGCACAGGAGAATAAGGCACAGTATTCTAAAGTAGCTAACGAACTGAATCTACAAGCAACTTTAGATACGCTTTCCAGTTCACTTGATTTAACACAAGGTGGAAGAAGAAAAAAATCGCGTAGAAAATCTAAAAAAAGAAGAAAAAAAACAAAGAAAAGACGTAGAAGACGCCGCCGCTAATTACTTTCATATTTAATTATTTAATTATTATATATGAAAAAAGATTTCATAAAACTAATTGCTGAAATGCTTCTATATATTTTTGGTTTCGGTTTAGTTGAATTTGTAATCAAAAAATATTTTATTAAACATAAATTTACTGTTTACACTATTATTGGAATTATTGGATTTATTTTATATTACAATTAATATATACAATGATGCTTCTAGATGGTTTAGCAATTATGGTAAATTCTGTAGGATGGGGTATAAAACCTGTTTTAGAAAAAATATCCGTAAAAAAAATAGGCCATGTTAATTTTTCTTACATACGTTACATTATTACTGGTGTTATTTCCCTTATTCTACTTTCTATAAATTTATATAGAAATGGTATTGGTAAAAAATTTCATCAGAATCCTAATTATTTATATGATGCGTTAAAATGGGGAACTATTGTTAGTGTAATAGCATTAGTTTCTATAATTAGTAATTATTATTTACTAAGTAAATATGATGTTAGTTATATTGCTCCTATTGTTGAAGGTGCTCTTTTAGTTATGAACGCCTTATTTGGTATTATCTTTTTAAAAGAAAAAATCACTAAACAAGCTATTGCTGGTATTGGAACAATTATTGTTGGAACATTCATATTATATTCATCATAATTTATATTATTTATCAAAACCATTTAAATAATATTTATCAAGTATATTTATATTATGCAGATTTTCGTAAAAACCCTAACAGGTAAAACAATTACCTTGGATGTAGAGCCTTCAGACACCATCGAGAATGTAAAACAAAAAATTCAGGACAAAGAAGGCATTCCACCAGATCAACAACGACTCATTTTTGCTGGTAAACAATTGGAAGATGGAAGGACTCTATCCGATTATAATATCCAGAAAGAAGCCACTCTACATTTGGTATTGAGACTTCGTGGAGGAGCAAAAGTTGTTCCTATTGTTCTAAAAAAAGAAAAAAGTAATTTCTGGTATCAACTATTCAAATCACATCCAGCCGCATTTGGATTGTACGCAAGTTACGGTTCTACAGTTTAAATATTAATTATATTATTAATTAATATATAATGTTCAACACTATACTTGCAGGTATTGTAGGTTATTATGCAGGACTATACACTTATTTATGGTCTCAATTATATAATCCTCGAAGAAAAATTAAAGATAAAGTCGCTCAAAATGATCATTTAAAATATAAACAATTATAAATGGATATATCAAATAATTTAGATATTTCTAAAAATAAAATATGTAAAGAAAAAGAAATTATTAGATTCTATTATTTTAGCGAACAAGGAAGTTGTGGAGATGATAGAAATAAACATGAACAATACTGTAACAATATGTTAAAACACGGTTATACATTAATTAATTTGACACCAATGGGAAATCTTGATAACCAAAGAGATTCATATGAAGGAACAATCATATATCATTGGAAACTTAATGAACATACTCATTAACATTATAATTTTTTATATCAGTCAAATCTTTATTTTTAAGTTTAGGATATATTCTCATTGGAACTTTAATTACTATATCTCTTATTTCACCAAAAGACAAATACATATGATATTCATTTCTACTATTTATATCTTTTTTTAACCATTTAAAACTTGGATTCATGGTTAAATACTCCGGTTCATTATCTTTCATTTATACATCTATTTAAAAAAATAATTTTATATTAACTTATAAATGTTTAAAAATTATAATATTAGCGATTCTACAAAAAAACTATTATTATGGAAATGGTGTATAAGTGGAATAGAACCAGGAAGGAATAATGAAAAATGTGATACATTGTATCATGATTATTTAAAAACAATTCAAAACCAAAAAAAAGATAAAGATAAAAATAAAAGTAATTAATATATGAGCATTATTAGAATATTCGGATATAGACTTTTTCACGCTTTTAAAAGACCTCCTCCTAGTTATATGTTTAAAAGAAATGTTGTTCCTTCTGATTTTGATATTGAAAATGAAATATGGTCTAATGATAAATACATTAATAAAAAAGAATTTGAAAAACCGGGTAATAAAAAAGGAAGTGAATTATATTATCCAAAATATGGTGGTTCTATTTATGATGATAAGATAAAAAATCAAATACAAGAAAGATATAATTCTAGAGAAGATTAATAAAATTGATTTAAATAATTCATGATTTAAATATTTAAATGAGTGAAGAAGAAAATACCCGTACAGTAGGCAACGCCAATCCAGTATGTTCAAGCGGACGTTCAACAGGAACACCCGGAACAAGACATGGTAAAATATATAAAGAGAGTCTCCGTTTTAGTAAACCCCTATTATTGGGAACAGCGAATATTGGTGGTGTAGGAAAAAATAGAAAACCATATAAATCCTATTGGAGACTAAGAAAGGAAGCAAGGTCTAAAAATAAAGAAGATTTTGAAAATGGTAAAAATACCCCATCAACAGATATGATGCGAAAATTTGGTATTAAAGTAGGAAATAATAAATTTCAAAAATATGAAGGTAAAGGAACAGTTCAAGTTGAATGGGTTAGAAAAAATGATGCAGCATACAGACCAAAAAAAGGCTCCTATGATTATGGGTTTACATATACAGACACCGTTGAAGAATAAATATATAAAATTGAAATAAATATAATTTTTTATTTCAATTAATAAATGACTTCATTACCACATTCTATCATAAATCATATATTCACCTTCATTTTAAACCCATATGAAATTAATTTATTAAATAATGCTAATTTAGAACTTGAACATGTAAAAACATTGGAAGATAAAAAGAAAAATCAAGTCCATCTTTTAAAAGAATTCATAGCAAAAACAGGTTTTTGGAGAGTAAAATGGTTAAATAAAGGTTTTGATTTAGGTTCATCTGGTGATGATGAAGAAGAACCAGAGATTAAAAAATACGAAAGTAGTAGAGCTGGACTGGAGTTTATCACAACTTATTGGAATTATCATTATCCAGCTTATTTCGAAGGTACAGAATTAGCATCCGGTCATAATAATTGCGAAGAAGAATATATCACAGATGTTAATAAATGTTCCAGGGTTTTTAAAAACCTTACAATGCTTAAACATTATATATGGTCTGATAAACATAAGGGTCTATTTAAACCCGGACTTAAACATAGGTCCGTTCCTGTATGGAAAGGTGGTAATACTATAGTTATGGAAGGCGACCTTTAAAACATTTATTAAATGGTTGCGTTATCACCATCAATAATAAACTACCAGCTACGCCTTGATAAAAAATTGTTCTTCTAACTTTAGCAGATTCCGCTTTAATTTTTAATTGTTTTTGTGATAATGTATCTTTAAAAGGTGTTCCTACATCTCTAGTCATTACTAGATAATAAACACACGCTAAACAATATATAGCCATTCCATAAGCTAAGTATACTGAAATTACACAATTCATTGTATATTATATCATTATATTATATATGACGTTAAAGAAAAATAAAAGAACGCGTAAGAAAAGGGGGGGAACACCAATGATACATGCGAAGCACAAATCGAATAAAACAAAACCCAAAACATTTGGACAGTTATTGAGAGAGAAGCAGTGGAAGACACAAAATATGGCTAACATAGATTCACGTGAAATCGAGCGTACTAAAGACAGTATTAAAAATAAATTTTGTGAGTATTGCAGTTACGCCCGTGGTGATATTATCGACTTCAATGTGTATTATTTCGAAGCAAACAATATCGAAAAAAAAGATAGATATGATGAAAACAACTACGTTAAGTTTTTTGATTTTAAAGAAGATATGTTATTGAATAATAAACAACATAAATGGATGAGTTATTTAAAAAAATATAATCAAAAAATACTTTCTCTTTATCAGAAATGGAAAGGCTATTATGATAGAGGTGATTTAATTGATGATGATGGAAAAGGTAAAAAGACATATAATAGTGGTAGTGTATATGTTGGTGAAGCAAAAGAAGTTGAAGAAAAAGTAAAAGAAGAAAGAGTTACAATTGATAAGAGGAAAGCTCGAAAAAAAGCTGCAGAAGCAAAAGAAGTTGAAGAAAAAGTAAAAGAAGAAGTAACTAAAGATTTGAAAAAGTGCAAAGGCAAAAAGTGTAAAAGTTTAGAAGATTGGATAAATAAGTATACTGAAAATATCATTCACATGAAACAGGAACATTATTCTAAAAATGGTGGATGGACACTTCCGTTTACTATGAAAATACCAAATGCAAATATCGATGCATTTTTAGGGAAAAAAACCTTAGAACAACTATTAGAACATATTGGAAAAGGCAATGAACCAGATGCGACAGAAAAAAGAGCGTTAAAAAAATTTTACGAGACAAATAGAGGTAAGAATAAATTGAATGATTTAAAAAAAAAGAGCACGATGAAATGTAAGTTTTCGACATTCACTGGTTGCAAAGGAAAAAAAGATCGAGCTGGAAAAGCGTTTACAATGATAAAAAAACTTTTAGGAGAAGGAGGTGTACAAACTTCTGATGTAGAAGTTAAAGTAGATGAAAATCCTCCTACAGCTGATACAGGGGGTAGAAGAAAGAAAAGAACTCGTAGAAGAAAGAAAAGAACTCGTAGAAGAAAGAAAAGAAAAAGAAAAAAAACAAGGAAAAGACGTAAAAGACGACGTTAATTAATAAGAAATATAATAATATTAATACAAAGAAAATATTATTATAAATGGATATAATCTTTCTTTATGCGATAGATGGTCTTATAATGTTATCAATATTTTACGCTTGTTTTTGTGTAAAACCAAAACGATATACCGAAATAAATATTAGTACACCATTAAAAAATGATAATTATTTAAATTATGAAGAAGTTGATATTGAAGCTTTAACAACTGAATAATTTGTTCATATTTTTTACTTCCATCTTATCTTGTTCTTTAAACATTATTTTATCAATTAAACTATCATCTCTTAACCTAACACTATAATTTTTTTGTTTATCTTGTCTTCCTACTCGTCCAAATGCCTGTATCATTTTTTCCTGAGTCATATTTTTCAAATCTTTACTCAAATATCCATGACAGAATTGATAATTTGTTCCATAAATATAATCTGAACTAGCTATAATTAAATACAATTTTTGCTGTTCTGCTAATTTTTTCATAATATCAACATATTTTAAGTTATCGTGTGTTGTAAATACTCCTATTCCCATCATTAATAAGACCTTCCATTCTTTCTTAACTTCTAATAACATTATTTTTTGAACTATATCGTCATCTAATTCCGATGTAAATCCTTTTTCTTTCTTAGAATCACACCATAACTTAAAATGTTCCTCACTATTTGGTATATATCTTTTTTTTAATTGTATTTCCTTCAATTTTGATTTTAAAATTCTTATTTTTTCAGCATAATCTTCTTGATAGTGTTTTTCTCTAGTATTTTCTTTTACTTCTTTATCTATTTTTTTTTCATCTAATTTTGCTAATCTTTGTTCTTCTTCTAGAGATATTCTATCCATTTCTTTCATAACATTATCATTTTCTATAATCAAATTCATTAATTCCATAAGCTCATTATCAGGTATTTTACTTACTTTTAAATAAAATTTAGCAATCTTCTCAACATCATTAGTTATAAATATTGTTGGACCATCTGTTAATGTATAAGCATCTTGGGTAGTAATTTTAATCACCGAACCATATTTTTTTTTATATTTTTTCATTAATGACTTTCTAATTTTTTGTAATCCATCTTCTTTTAATTTCGACAACAACTTTAAATAATATAATTTTAAAGACATTATATTAATCTGTGATATATCTTCAAAATAATTATTCATCTGATATGCTTCTCTCACCAATTTTTTTTCATGCATTTTCAAAATAAATTTTGAAATTTCATCTACAGCAAAATGTCTTAGTATTGTTTTATTCGTATTTAAATACTTAACACATTTTTTTAAATCTTTACAGTTGTTGTATTCATAATGAGGCATCAATACTTCAGCATTTGACTTTAATATTGGTATAGTTTTTTTACATTCATAACTTACAATATTTATTTTTTCTCCGTTTTCAAATTTGTTTTTATAACCCATTATCATTGGATGTAATTCTTTATCATTTGGCAATGTTGCTGAAGATAGAACTATATTAGGAATTTCATTTTCTTTCCAATTTCGTTCTAATATTTCATGAAATTCGTGTGTTTCGTAATCTAATGTTATTGTAGGTTCATCCCAATACCATAATAAATCTTCTTTTTCGTTAAATGCTAACATATAACGCATAGCATATAAATAAGATTGAACATCTGAAATAATGACTTCTACCTTTTCACCTTCGTCATTATTCACTCTAAAAATACCTCCTGTTCTTCTATTTCTTATAATTTCTTTAGCAGCGAAGTAATGTAATCTAATATCACCAGCATCTCTACAACCAAAAGCTATTGCTATTGGTATTTCCATAGATATGCACGATTTCGCCAATTGTAATCCTATATGTTTAGCAGCACAAACAAATATTATTCTTTTTTTAATACCCACTGGTGTAATAGTTTTACCTGTTCCTGTTGGAGCCTGATACAAAACTAAAAAGTTATTTTTATTATTAACGGTTTCTAATATCTGTTTTTGATGTTCATATAATTCTACATCGCTATATTTCAACATTGTATTGTTTCTTTCTATATAATTATAAGCATTTTTTATAATACTTTCATATGTTATTTTGTGTTTGTATTTTAACAACAATTTTCTAGAATAATCTAACACATATGTATTTACATTTGATATATTGTTTTTAAGCAATTGTGTTATTGTATAATAATATTCACCACTTTTCTCTTCAAGAAATAGATAAACATTTTTTATGATAATAAACTCATATAATTCATCTTTTATTTTCATTATTTTTTTATTTAAATTCTTTATTCTCATTTCATCTATTTTATTTAGTTTTTTTATCTTTCTTTTTTCTACTTCATATTTTTCATTATATTTTTTGTTAATTTTATCAATTAATGGTTTAAAATACAATAAATATAAATAATGATGAATAGACTCCATATTATCATTTTTTATTTTCATAAATTTTAACAGACTGTTTGAATTATTAAATGATATTGAAATGTCTTCTCTGCTATCATAAATTAGCTTTAATATTTGATGTTCTTTTTCTGGAACTGGTAGTTCCAAGAAATCCCATTCGCTTTTTGTTAGTTTTGACTGTGAAAGATCCATGATATATTACATGATCACCCTTTAATCTATTTCAAATCAATTTTATTTATATTTTTAAAATTGATTTAAGAAATTGTTACTTTTATATATAATAATGTCCATGATATTTTCTATAGAGGGTAATATTGGTAGTGGTAAATCTACCTTAATTCGTAAATTAAAAGAAAATCTAACACATGTTGCTGATACTCCAATTGTATATTTAGAAGAACCCGTTGATATATGGTGTTCAATAAAAGATAAAGAAGGTGATAATATTATAAAAAAATATTATCAAGACCAAAAAAAATATGCTTTTCAGTTTCAAATGATGGCTTATATTACTAGAATAACACAATTAAGAAAGGTAGTTGAAACACATAAAAATTATATTATAATTACTGAACGTAGTATATTAACAGACAAAAATGTTTTCGCAAAAATGTTACATGAAAATGAAACCCTCGATGAAATTAGTTATCAAATTTATTTAAAATGGTTTGATGAATTATCGCAAAATTTACAAATTCAAAATTTAATTTATATCAAAACAAACCCTGAAACTTCTATGAAACGTGTTTTAAAAAGAAATAGACCAGGTGAAACTATTAGTTTGGATTATTTAAAAACTTGTCACAATAAACATGAAGAATGGATTCAAAATGATAGGTATTCTTTGATATTAAATGGTGAAAAAGAGTACAAAGAAAATCTTCCTGATTCGTGGTTATTAGCAATCAAATCTTATATTTATGGTAATATTAAACATTTAAAAGAGTTGGATAATATTTATGATATATTAAAAGACAACACATTTCCTTTACATTAATCTATATCTTCTAATAAATAATTAAAAGTTGATTTTGCACGATATTTTAGATGATCGAGTTCTATTTTTGTAGTTGGAAAATTATCACTACCATATATATCTTGTAATAACAACCATTCAAATAATCCTCCTGAATAAACAAAAATATTATAAAATCCTAATTTATTTAATTGTGTATATTTTTTTAATACATCTTCGTCTGCTGAATTTTTTCCATATATTATTATTCTTAAATTAGTATTACTCATATTATCATTTATAGTTTTTATTTCACTATTTGGTGTTATCGTTCCTTTAATTAAACAATTTTGATTAGTTACATCTAAAGTATTTATCAACAAATACTTATTATTAGTTTGTATTGTTTGTTGAACATCTTCAAAATTTACTTTTTTTACGGATTGTGATTGTCCCATTAATAATTATTAATATAAGGAATTAATTTTAATTAATAATTATTACATAATTAATTTTTTTCAAATCGTTGTAATATTCTCATAAATTCCCAATATGGAAAATCTGGTTTCATCCACATTTCTTTTGTTAATACATTACCATTTGGAACTATACAACTTGATGGTTTTTTACCTTTATTGCGTATACCGCCTATTGTTCTACAATAATTGCGACTACCATTGGGTAGTTTGCTTCCACGGCAACCTTCTTGACATTGACTCGCTGGAACTAAATTACAAGAACTACACTTTCCATTTACTGGTAAATGTGCTAAAGTTCTTTTCTTTGCTAATCCATAATTTCTTAGAGTTCTACCAACACCCATAAAAGTAGCAAATGTTAATGCGTCTTCGTCTAATTTTTCTACACCGCCGATTTTCAATGCTCTTCTTTTAAAATTATTCCATTCGCCAGCACCAGGTTTTGTTCCTTTCGTCATTTTTTCTACACAATCATATTGATTCGAACCACATTTTTTTCCACTATTTCTTCTATTATAAAATACATAACCTTGTTCTCTAGAATGAGAACATCTTCCTGGAGTACAACGCATGCATTTTGGAGGGTCTCCTCTCCACGCACCTGTTCTATAAGGTGCATTTATACTTTGAGCATATTTTTTACATTCAGCAGCAGAAAGAGCTAAACTCTTATTTGGTTCTCCAGAAGCTACTAAGTTAGCACCTCCTTGATAAATAGCTCGACTATTTGTTACAAATTGCCAAAATGGGAAAAATGGTTTTTTATAATCCGATTTTTTAATTGTTTTTGAATCTCCCCAATCATGTCCTATTAAATTTTTACCCGCTAATCTAGAACGATTTAAATTTGAATCTTTCATAAAATTATTATCTACACCTAAACTATCCTTATTATAAACTATCCTATTTTCATCATCACTTATTACTACATTTTTATGTGACCGTTTCATTATTTCAGTGAAATCTTTCCAACAAGGTTTTTTCATAGGATATGTTGTTGTTGATGGGGCTTTACCATAACAATTCTCATATAATTTTATTCCTTCATCATATGTATTAATATTTGATGTTGCTGTATATTTATCTGCTCTTTGTTTTACATCTCTTAATTTATTTAAATAATCTTTTGGTTTCCATCTATAAAAAGTTCCTAATTCCCATTCCTTTTTAACACCATTTCTTTTTCTAGCATCTTCTTTCACGGTTTGAGATATTTTATCTGGATGCAATCTACCCGCAACAGAACAACCCGATTCATTATATTTATTTACCAAACAATCTCGCGGTCTCTTCTTCTTCTTTCTTTCATCTACAAATCTTTCTTCACAAGGGTCAATATCTCTATCGTAACACATCTTTGTCATTCTCTTTGCTTCGGCATAATCTTTCGAACGAACTTTATTATTTATATCTATCATAGAATTCAACACATTCCCAAAACTTGATTTATTCCATAAATTTATTAAATTTGTTCCAAATGAACCTTGGTCACTCGTTGCTTTCATTACATCATTTCTACATCCTGATTTTTTCCATAAATCTTTTAAACAAGCAGTACTGTGTGGTCCTGTATTCATTTTGGGACCCATACAAGGAAATTTTTGTCCAAATTTCACACATTCGCCCACAGGAACTAAAGGTCCATTCATTCCAGCAAATTCCGGATCATAACAATAATCTTTACCGCCATCTAATTTTGTTCTTGAACCCTTTAATCCTTTTGTATTTCGTGTTCTATGTGGATTTTGTCCACATTTTAATCCTGGAGCACAATCGGCATCTGTATCACAATCACCAGCAGCTACATCTGTACCCCCATATTTTTTTGAATCAGGACTCCATCCAAACCATTTTACATTTGATTTTATACCTGAATAAGGCCATTCACATTTATCATCTTTATATTTTGGATGAAATCCTCCATCTTTTAATTTTTTAGCCATTCCTTTGCCTTTTACAGGACACCAAGCACATCTATCTGCTACAGTCGTATCTCCACAATCTTTCATTCTATTACAATATGCTCTATCTTTTGCTTTCTGACACTGAAAAGCCGCATCTTTACCCGGTGGAATCCAAGTATTCTTTTGACCTCCACCACCACATACATCATTTGAATATTTTCCTGGATTTTCTGGATCTGCTGGTGCTTTCTGTCCTCCAAATATTATTTTATCACTGTCTAAACAATAACCACATCCCGTTCCATCATCATAATACATTCCTTCTAATTGACTACAATCCTTTATTTTATCAATATCTATACATTTTTGAACTCTTTTTCTGAATTCTGATTCATCCATATCAAAAGCAGAATAATCTTTTTCCAATCCTATTTTACCTTTTTTATAATCTGTTTTATCTTTATCTTCACTTACTTTTAAAAATATTGTATCACCAAAAGCTCCTTGTTCTAGTGAACGAATTTTTCTTGCACCAAAATGGGTTTGTTGTTTTTTTATAAAATTCTTAGAATTTAATTTGCTGTCTTTTTTTAGTTGACTCAAATCACCCTCAATATCAATTCCTTCTTGTAAAGTTTTATTATGAAAATAACTATAGTATACTATCAATAATGTTATCAATCCCAATAATGCTAAAATTTCATATTTATATTTCATTTAATTATATTAATTATAGACATAATTAATTATTAAATTATTGATAATTAATTATTTAATCGTCGGTATAAACACGACAACAATGAGCTCCTGTTTTTCCTCTATAGTTCCATCCATTATAATACTTCCTCCAGTGTCCACCACACCACCAACCTCCCCATCTTCCTACCCAAAATCCTTTTCTACCATCACTTGTAAAACCTGACCTACAAATATTATGTCGTCCTCTTTTCCAATTTTTATAAGTATGCATATCACATAATTCTAAACCTTGCCTTTTACATCCCTTCTCTGCTTGTTTTTTATTTGTGTATGGACACCATCTATGCCACAACCACCATCTTCCCCACCACCAATATCTATAAAAAGGCATGCAATGACCTATTGTTCTTACATATTTCTTTTTCTTAGGAGATATATATAATTTATTTCTCCATGTTTTAAATTTATCATTTCTTTTACCTACTGTTCTTTGACCAAAATCTGTAGACATAAAACAAGGTCCTTTTCTACCCTCTTTTAATACTTTTCCATTATGCTTTCGTGGGCGATTCACATATTTACAATTCTTCTTTTTTAAACATTCTTCTTGACATTCCTTAGCATTCATATTATTTCCCAACTTTACTAAACCTTTTTCTGATAATAATACGTATCCTTCTTGCATATATAATGTGTGTGCTAAAGGGACTATAATAAATAACAATAATATTAAAAAACCCATTACTATTTTCATATATTAATTATTAACATAATATTATTTATAATTAATATATTACCAAGATTTTAATTTTTCACATACTTTTTTACTTCCAGGAACTGGATCACCTCCAAATGTCGCATTTGTGCAAGGTAAACTTGAACCATCTCTACCTGAACGATATACCCATCTATTTTTTAAACCATATCTTACTAATCCACTATGTTTACACGTTTGTCCTTCTTTCGCACAATCAGACCATTGTCCCGCTTTATATGTTCCTTGTTTCGGTTGTGGATTTGGTCTTCCAAATGTATTATCTGCTAAAACTTCCGGATTTGCTCTAGGTCCTGCGTATACTCTATTTCTACAACCACCATAATATGACCACCACCAATTTACTCTACGCGGAAATGATTGTCTTCTCCATACATCTCCTTTTTTTCTTCCTTCATCTTTTGTATTTCCTTTATCGTGATGTTGAAAATATCTACCAAATGAATTACTACAGAAACATTGACCATACCATTGTAATCCAAAATATTTATAATTTCTACATCTCCATTGACAAACGCGTGCGTCATTACCTGGTCCCCAATATGCTGTTCTTCCCGCATATCTACCCAAATCTCTTCCCCATTTACCTCTCATTTTCGCATTTGGTTTTGTTCGAGCACTATAATCCTTTGTAAATTTTTTACCATATGGTGAGCTCCATCTTTTGGATAATGCATATTTATTCATCCACCAGTTATCACCACAATCTTGGAAATCTCCTATATATTGCATATCCTTCTTAGGCATCTTTCCTTTTTTATCATATACTTGTCCTCCCCAAAAATTACTTGTTCCCCACCATCTCCAACCGTTCGATTTATATCTATCTGTTGTTATTGGACAATAACCTGTATTATAACTTTTTGATGTTCGGCAACCTAAACCCCAACCACCATATACATTCGTAGCACCAAATGTAAATCTATTACAATTCTTATCGTTCGCACATATATCAGCACATTTTTCAACCGGCCAATGTCTTGAATCCCACCCATGCCACTTATAACCATACCAATCACAATCTCCACCTTTTGGATATGCTTTCGATTTTTCAAATCTTGCTTCCAAACATGAACCTTTTCCTACCTTTGAATTACTATAACCAGCCTTACATTTCTTTTTAAATTTATTTAATGCTTTATCATCACCAACTTTTATTGTTTTTGTTTCACAATATGTTGAATTGCTACAATAATATTTTTCTTTGGCTCCAAAATAATATGCTTGTCTTCTATCATCACTCATTTTTTGTTGTTCTATTAATTTGGCTGGTTTTACATTCATATTCCATAATTGTATCTTAGCACCACTTAAACCGCAATTTCCCCAACTACAATCTGCTCTTCCATAAACTACTACCTTTGTTACATCCCATAGATTTGAACCATTCTGTTTCTTAGGTAAAGCCACTCTTACCCACTGATCTAATCCACCCAATGTATGAGCTGAATTACCTTTTCTCCAAGACATCCACCATCTATTATAATCTTTCTTATTTCCATCCATTACACGCTTAGCTGGAGCAAACCACCAATAATATGATGATGATTGGGAAGCACTTCCACCCTCCAAATTTATCTTTCCATTTCTATCGTATACCTCGATTTCTTGAACTTGAACATATCCTGTTTTTTGGATTTGAACATGTGTTACACCTGCTTTTCCTTTTACATCTGCCTTTGTTGCTTCAGTAAAATTTTTATTTGTACAAGGTTCAAAATTACATCCTATTGTATTCGTCAATTTTGGACAAGGAGCTCCACCTCTTTTTGGTGGATATCTTATTGTTCTTGTTTTTGTCTTTTTACCTCCACCACAATCTTCACTACATTGACCATAAGCACTCCACGCACTAACTACACAATCTTGTGGAGGTGGGTATTTATCCAATAAATTATTTAACACAGCATTACAACTCTTCCCACATAATGAATTTCCTGTTGAACAACGTGTTTTTATCACTAATTTTGTTCCATTTATCAAACCTTCATCATCACCTAAACTTCTTCTAGATGAGTCTTTTGCTTTTCTTCCAGGCCAACCAAACCATTTCTTTTGTTCTTCTTGATTCATACCCATTCTTCTTTGTTCTTTTCCTCCTTTTACATATTTTGTCCACATCACACCCCAACGTCTTTTCTTTGACCTATAATCTAATAAATATCCCCATAATACTCCTCCTGCCCAATCCATCGTTACATAATCTCCTTCACGAATACCATCTGGTTTTGGAGGGTCCGTTCCATAACAAGCTTGTGATGCTAGTTTCTTTGCAGCATATTCTCTAACATTCAATATCTCTTTATTCGCTCCTTTAACATAACCTTGAACTACTTGTTTATAAGCATTCGAGTCCATCTTTAATATATCTTCTTTCGCTCTTCCAGACAACTTATCTGGATGCTTTTTACCTGCTATATCACAACCCTGTTCTTTAAATATCTTATTCGCGCACAATTTTCTCGCTTCTTTTGTCTTTTCTCCATAAGGCATTGTATATTTTGGATCACAAGGATCTAAATCAGCCTGTCTGTTATAACATAATGGATATGATTTCATTACAGTTACTAAATCTCTACTTTGTGTTTTCTTATACAATTCTTTCATTTGACTCCCTATCTGTTGATAACTTGAACCTTTTTGTGCTACTAAATCATCAAATGGATTATTATATGGTTTTGTTCCTGTACAACCTGAATTCTTCCATAATTTCACATAACAGTCTCTTGAATGTTTACCTGTTCCATGATATGGTGTTATACAAGGATGCTCTTTAGCAAACTTTTTACAGTCTTTCGCAGTCAATAAACCTCCCGAATAATTACAACTATCTTCTGAATATTTCGGAACTAATTTATTCCCTACTTTCTTCATTACCATTATCTTTCCTGTTGTTGGACAATAACCACATTTTTGTTCTGCTTCTCCGTATAAATCTCCACAACTTATTATACTATTACATAACATTCGGTCTTTCGCCTTTTCACACCCTTCTTTCGTATTTGAATATTGTCCCGCTTCACATACATCTGTTAAAGGTGCTGTTCCCTTCTTGTTTGATGTTGAAAATGAACCTGATGAAGCACAATAACCACATTTTCCATCATTTAAATCTCCACATTTACTTACCATTATACAATCTTTTTGAGTTTTAGACATATCCGTCTCTTTCATTGTCTGCACCTCCGCCTTTTCTAACTTTCTTATATTTCCTGATAAATCTTTCTTATCTTGATAATCCCAACCCGCCTTTTTTAAGTCTTTAAATTGCGTCAACTCTTTTGATATATCCATCATCCCCATCGGGTCATCCTCTCTTTGTTCAAAATGTTTCTTTCTGTCTTTTATATAATCCATCTCCATTGTCGCTTGTTTATCAAAAGCAGGCATCGACGGCATACTCATTCCTTCTATAAAACTTCCTCCTACATTTTTAAATGCTTTAATCCCATCTTTTTGTGCTTGTCCTTTCGCTTTTTCATGTGCACTCAATCCTTCTTCTTCATATTCAGGTTTTCCTATTATTTCATCTCTTGCTGGTTTACCTACCATTCCATATCCTCTCTTATCTGGGTCTATATCCATATTAGGAAAAGGAGTGCATCTATGGACTTTCCAACACTGATTATAAATTAAATATACCAATATCGCCACTGCTATTAATCCTAAAATTAAGAGTTTCATGTATATATATTATTTATTATATAATTAATTATCGATAATTAATTATATTTTCATTTAAAAGATACTACTATCTCTATTTCCTCTCTCTTTATACTTTTTGATGCCGATACAGACAACTCCTCTCGAGTTTTTCGTGTTTGTTTCCCTTTACTATCCTTTTCTTTTCTATTTTTTGTTGTACTATTTCTCTTATTCATATCTTTATTTATTTCATCATAATGTTTTTCTATATAACCTATTATCTTATTATCCAATACCCATCTAAAAAAATTTAATTGTCCTATAGTTGTTTGTATATAACTATCATTCTTATATGGTATATTTATTCTATCCCAACGACAAAATGGATCAAATCTTTTCTTTGAATATGCTTTCAATTTTAATTTATAGTCTATATACACTTTAAATCTATAATCTTCACCGTCACCTCTCTTTAACATATATACCGTAAAATACTTTTTACTATAATTCGTCGCAAACCAATCTATCAATCTTAATGATATTTGCGACTCTCCATTTATTATATTTAAAATTCTCTCTAAATTTCCATTTTTATTATAATAATCTATCAAATTTGTTAATAGTAAACTATTTTGTGTTTGTAAATGTTCATGAGACATATAATATTATTAATAACCTGTTTTTATATTATTATTTGTTTTATTCATTATGCATTTTTAAAATTACTTATCTTTGGTCTTAAAAATTCATCTTCTATCTTTAAATCTTCTAAATAATCATTTCCTACCATATATGGATTTATTGATACGCTCGCTGTTGGATCTCTACTCGCTATCCTATCTGCTACTATTGATTTACTATTTTCTGCTTTCTTTATTAAATTTGTTTCTAATTCACCCTGTTCAAATATCTCTTTATTCTCTATTTGTGATTTATACATTAAATTATGTGCCCCTCTCCAAGAACTAACTTTATACAAACTTCTACTCATTTATATAAATATACAAAATTTATATAAACATTTTACTTATTAATTATTATCTTTATTTACTAAAACTATCTTTCAAATTGGTAAATTAATATAATATTTATAATTAATATATGTTATTTAGACATAGATTAATTTCTACTGCTACATTATTAATTCTTGATTTTCTTTGGATCGGATTATACATGGGTTCAAGATACAGTAATATGATTAAAAAAATACAAGGAACACCCATGAAAACTAACTGGCTTTACGCTATAATAGCTTATACTTTAATGGTTGTCGGTTTGAATTTATTTGTTTTGCCGAATATTAATGTTAAAAAAGTAACCATTAAAGACTGTCTTACTTATGGTTTTATGTTTGGATTAGTCCTATATGGTGTGTATGACTTTACTATAGGTGCTGTTCTTGAAAAATGGAGTATGTCACTCGCCATCCTTGATGTTTTATGGGGCGGATTTGTTTACTTTATGTCTTCTTACATTCTTAAATTTATAAATTAAATAATATATTTAAATACTTCATTGATATTTAAATATATATGTTCTTTGAAGATGATGATTGGGAACTTCAATTCACAATGTCTGATAATATACAAGTTTTATTTTATTATTTATTAGTTTTATTAATTTTACAACATTACGGTATTATAAATAGTTAATTATTCTTTGTTAATAATAAAATATTTTTTATTATTATATGATTGATATTATAAAACAAGATTTTATAGACTTCTATAATAGTCATAAAAATATTTATAATCTTTCTTTTCACATATTCTGTGGATTTATGTATATGTCTTTATTCTTTTCATTATCAAAAAAATATAAAAATTCATTATTAATAATGTATGTTTTACTGATGTTCTTTTTATTTCAAAATTTATTTCTTATATTTATTATTTTTATCATTTTATTTACATTGTTATTTCTTATAAATAGATACAAATTATCATTTACAAATTTATTTCTGTTATTTTTATCATTTTATTTTTTACCTGAGTTATCACATATTTTAACAAATGAACCTACTGTATTAAATGTAAATAATATAACACCGTTATCAATATTTACAAATGTATTTTGTCTTTTACCATTTAGTTTACTGTCTTTATTTAATTCCAAATAATTTATATCTTGTCCAAAAAAAAAATACTACAAACAAATATATTACTGATAATATTAAAAAACTTGATTTCATTATTTTCCAATTATTTTTATATTTAATTTTTATTCTAAAATAATATTTTACTATTAAAAATACAAAAAATAACAAAACCAATAAATATACTTTCGTAATTTTATGATAGTATAAAGAGTGTATTCCTTGGTCTCCTAGTCCAACAAAGAATTCTATAAATGTTTTTGGATCCGATCCTAATTGCATAAAATATCTTGTAACTGTTTCATAAAGTATATATGATGATTTTACAGTTTCCATATATGATTCTGAACATTCATCGCCTGTGCAAACTAAATAATGTAATTTAAGTAAAATTCTTGGCGTTCTTTTATTTTCATCTTCTTTTATAACTTGATGTGTTGTATTATCGAAATCAAAAATTATATAATCATTTTTATTTAATTTATGTCCTTTTTGAAAATTTGTAAAATATGTTGTTATATTATCATTATTATCTGTTAAACCTATTAAAACTCTATATAATTTCATTCCAGGAAAATGAAATACACAATCGTTATGTATAGCATAATTCCCCGCACCACCATATAAATTTTTATTTTTTATTTTCTTTGGATTTGAATAATATATTTCATCCATTTCTTCAATATTTATATATTTACATCTATCACCATCACATAAATTATGCCAGAATTTTGATTGTTTTAGATCTTTAATATAATTTTTTACTTTTGGTTTTAATTCTAAATACCATTCATGATAAACGGGCATATTTTTATCTGGTACTTCTTTTCTCCATTCATTGGAAAGTTTATTTAATACCGCATATGTTTCGTTGGGCATTTTACCTATTCCAATTTTACCTTCTGTTTCGCTCCTATCAGTAAATATAGTCATATATTATATATATATAACATATATAATATATACTTAATCACCTTCTTCTTCTTTTAGTTCTTTTTCCCTTTCTTCTTTTTTTTCTCTTACTTTTTTTACAGCTTTTTTTTCTTAATTTCTTTCTTAATCGTTTTATTTCATGACAATTGCAATGTCGGCACGATTTTGGACAACCGCATTTAATTACAGAAACACCACAACAATTTTTTGGACACATTAGTTTCCTACTTTTTCTACCCATTCTTTTATTACGTTTAGATTTTTTTCTTCCTCCGTATGTGGTTGTGGGTATAATTGGATTATAAAGCTGTTTTTTTCTTTGTTTATAATCAATTGATGATTTATTCAAATTATCTTTCAATAATTTTTTCATTTCATTAATATGTGTTTTCATACCAGAACTCTTACTATCACTCAAACTTAATGTTGCTAATTGATCGGCAAGCTGTTTAAATTCTTTTAAGTTTTCTTCTTTCTCTTTTTCAGTCATAGGTTTTAATAAATTAGTTTCATTATTCTCCTCCCTTTCAATCATTGTGTTGAATTCATTATCACCACTAAATCCTTTACTTCTTTCTCTACTCATTAATATATATTATTAATATTTTTTAATAATACGCATTTGTTTTGCAAATTTAAATTTCTCATCATCCATAGTTCCTTTTTTTACGTTACATTCTAAACAAGATACTACTACGTTATCTCTATTATGCCCTTGATCATTATCTAATCTATCTAAAGTCCATTGTTTTTTTTCACGTATATTTTCATACATTAATTTACATTCACACCTACAATAATAACATTTTAATTTTGATACTACTAATTTTTCTAATAATTCATCATAAGATATAAAATAACGTTTATCAAATACCTCTTTTTTCCTATCTTGATTTTTATATCCTCTTAATTTTCTTTGTACTTCTTTTTTTATATATTCTTTTCCATCATACTCATCATCTAAATATAAACGATTAATATATTCAATTTGTTTTTTCATATCAATATCTTTAAATAGGTCCAATTTGTTCCATTTTTCGGAGTCTACTCTTTTTTTATCATTATTTGATAATGAATCTATGTTTCGTTTACCTGTTATTAGTATTTTTTTTGACATATATAATATAAAGAAAACTACTTGAACTCTTTTCCTTATATTATATATATGAATAAAGAAGTTATAGAAACACCAAATATTAATATCGAAAATAAAGAAAAAAAGACTAAAAAGACTAAAAACACAGATGAATGTCTAGAGTTAAAAAATATCAAATATCAAACTATGCTTATTAACAATAATAATAATAATAATTTATCTGTTAAAGAAAAAATTAATAATATTGATAATTTTCTTGACCAGGAAAAAAAACATAATCAAAAACAACCTTGGTGTAAATTAGGCAACGGAACTAAAATTAAAAAAATAAATTTATATGTTGAAGAGTATTCTATTAAAAATAAATTAAATGATGAAGATAAAAAAAAATTAAAGAGTTATCTTAAAAAATCGATGGAACGAAAAAAATTACAAAGGGTAAAAGATGTTCAATATGATATTCAAAATCAAAAAATTATTAATATTCCTGGACTATTATATCATAAGGAAAAAAATAAGTTTACTCTTAAAAATCTAGATAAAAATTCTTCTACCTTAAAATCCTTAGCACCAAAAAGACGAAAACATAAAAAGAAACATAAAAAAAATAATCCGACTAATTAATTATAAAATTGATATAAAACTAAAATCTTATATCAATTAACTATATGCGAATATGCTCGAATGAATTACCTCAGTTAAAAAATATCATGTCACACATTAAACCTGAAAAAGAAGAAGACTTTAGATTAACTCAGGATTACTATGATTTAAAAGAAACAATTTGGATATTTGTAGATGATTATATTAAAAATAATATTAAAATCTATAAAGATAAACATTTTGATGATATAATACGTGAAAATATATATGAATCTATGTATTGTTGTTATTATGATATTTTTAATGAATTAGAGTTAAAAGTTAATGTTGATGACCTTATTCAAGAAATTACTGAAACATATTTTATTGTTAATAATAATCCACGTTCTTATAAAAATACGTTTATTCATCATTTACCCAATGTTGAAAAAATTGATAAATTGTTAAAATATTATGAAAAGCAAGAACAACCTGACCAAAGAACCGATGAATGGTATAAATTTAGATATATGGGATTAACAGCCAGCACTATTTATAAAGCAATTGATTCCCAAGCCAATAAAAATAGTATTATTTATGAAAAATGTCAACCGATTAAAATTAGAACTAATTCTGTTAATATTAATTCTCCTTTTCATAATGGACATAAATATGAACCACTTTCTATTATGCTATATGAATCTTGGTATGATACAAAAATAGGTGAATTTGGTTGTATAAAACATAAAGACTACGATTTCTTAAGAGCTTCTCCAGACGGTATTAATATTAAAAGAGATAATCCTAGATATGGTAGAGCATTAGAAATTAAAAATCCTGTTAGTAGACAATTAACTGGAATTCCAAAAAAAGAATATTGGGTTCAAATGCAGTTACAAATGGAAGTGTGGGATTTAGATGAATGTGATTTCTTTGAAACTACATTTCAAGAATATGAAACCGAAGAAGATTTCATAAATGCTGGTTCTTTATTTAATAGAACAACAAACAATAAACATAAAGGTGTTATAATTATGTTTAATGATGGAGAAAAACCACTTTATGAATATTGTCCAGTCAACTATAATAAAGAACAATTTGATAAATGGTATGATGAAATCATGGAAAAACACGAAAATCATTCATGGATTAATAATATTTATTGGTATTTACAAGATTATTCTTGTATTTTATGTCCTAGAAACAAAAATTGGTTTAATGCTGTTTTTCATGAACTTCAAGAACTATGGATTACTATACTTAATGAAAGAAAAACTGGTTATGATCATAGAAAACCTAGGAAAAATAAAAGAAAAAATAAAAAAAAGGAATCTCCTATTCAAATATTAAAAATTCCTACCCAATCTTTTGACGAAACTGATCAATTATCTATTTAAGTTTTTGCTATAAACCATCCCACTCTTCCTTCCTGAATCGCTGGTATACACCTCTTCTCTTTTTTTATTGGAGATTTCTCTATTCCATATGGACACATATTCGGTCTAAAATCTTTTCCTCCACAAGGTGATTTCGATTGTCTATTATTTGTATATTGTTTAAATGATTGAACATGAGATTTTGGAACTCTTTTTGATTGTTCAACATAATCTATTATTTCCGGCCCTTTTCTATTATATATACTATCTAATAGTAAAGAATTATGAACATCTGGATACGTTCCTGAATCGGCAAAACCTTCCGCCACATTTTCACTTTTCTTTGTATCCATATATCCCACTATTACCACTACAACTCCTAAAACAAATCCTATCATTAATATATATTGTATTATAACTATTGTATCCATTTTTAACATATATATATTAAACTATTTAAAAATTTAATTATTTAATATAATACAATGTCCAACTCTCAGGAAGAATATGTCCTAAAAAGAAATGGTCAAATAGAAACTGTTTCATTTGATAAAATTTTAAAAAGAATTAAAACACTTGGGGATGAAGCTGGCGGTCTTTCTATTAATTATACTACACTTACTAAAAAAATTATTGATCAATTATACAATAAAATTCCTACTACTCAAATTGATGAGCTTACTGCTCAACAATGTGCTTCATTAGCCACTACTAATGATGATTATGGTATTTTAGCTAGTAGAGTTCTTATTTCTAACCATCAAAAAAATACTGATGATGATTTTTCAGTTGTTATTAGTAGATTATATGATTATGTTGATATTCACGGTAAACATCATCCACTTATTAGTAAAGAACTTCATAATATTGTTATGAAAGATGGTGATGTAATCGCTAGTTGGTTTCGGTATGAAAGAGATTATTTACTTGATTATTTTGGATTTAAAACTCTTGAGCGTGCTTATCTAATGAAAATTAATGGCGAAATTGTTGAAAGACCTCAACATATGTGGATGCGTGTTGCTCTTGGTATTCATGGAGAAAACCTTCAAGCCGCCAGACTTACTTATAATCTTATGAGTCAAAAATATTTTACACACGCTACACCTACTCTTTTTAATGCTGGAACTCCTAGAAGTCAAATGTCTTCTTGTTATCTTTTAGCTATGGAAAAAGATAGTATTAATGGTATTTATAACACTCTCTCTGATTGTGCAGCCATTAGTAAATGGGCTGGTGGTATTGGTTTACATATTCATAATGTTAGAGCTGAAGGTAGTCATATACGTGGAACTAATGGAACAAGTAATGGAATCGTTCCTATGTTACAAGTTTTTAATTATACTGCTAGATACGTTGACCAGGGTGGAGGTAAACGTGCTGGTTCCTTCGCTATTTATTTAGAACCATGGCATGGCGATATTGAAGCCTTTCTTGATATGAAAAAAAATCACGGTGATGAAGAATTGCGAGCTAGAGATTTATTCTATGCACTTTGGATTCCTGATTTATTTATGGAAAGAGTTCGTGATGATAAAGAATGGACATTAATGTGTCCTGATAAATGTCCCGGACTTAGTGACGCTTTTGGTAATGATTTTAAACTTTTATATGAAAAATATGAAAGAGAAAACAAAGGGACAGTTGTTAAGGCTAGAAAAATTTGGTTGAAAATTCTTGATAGTCAAATGGAAACTGGCGTTCCTTACATGCTTTATAAAGACCACGCTAATAACAAATCCAACCAAAAAAACCTTGGAACTATTAAAAGTAGCAATTTATGTTGCGAAATTATGGAATATAGTGATAGTAATGAAACTGCTGTTTGTAATTTAGCCTCTATCGCTCTTGCTAGATTCGTTAAATATGGTAATTTCGAATCCAAACCTAATATTCTTATTTATACTAAAAATAATTGTAAATGGTGTGTTAGAGCTAAAAAATGGTTTCAAATTAGAAATATTGAGTATACTGAAAAATTGATTTTAGACAATAAATTTAACGAATTTAAAACTGAACATTCAGTTGAAACTCTTCCATTAATTTACGTTAATGATAATAAAATTGGCGGATTCAAAGATTTAAAAAATTCTTCGGCATTCGCTCCTAATTATGATTATGATTTATTACATCAAATTACAAAAGTCGTTACTGAAAATCTTAATAAAGTTATTGATAAAAATTTCTACCCTACAAAAAAAACTGAAACCAGTAATTTCAAAAATAGACCTGTTGGGATTGGAGTTCAAGGATTAGCAGACACATTCGCTATGTTAAATATTCCTTTCCACTCCGATGAAGCCAAGGTCGTCAACTCACAAATATTTGAAACTATTTATCACGCTGCTTTAGAAAAAAGTATGGAATTATCCAGGGAACACGGTTCTTATAAGTCTTTTAGTGGTTCACCCGCTAGTAAAGGTGTTTTACAATTTGATATGTGGGGTGTATATCCTACTAGATATCCTTGGGATGTATTAAAGCACAAAATTAAATTATATGGTCTTCGAAATTCACTATTAATCGCACCAATGCCTACTGCTTCCACTAGTCAAATTTTAGGTTTTAATGAATGTTTTGAACCGTTTACAAGCAATATTTATTTGAGAAGAACTTTAGCTGGTGAATTTGTTATGGTTAATAAATATTTAATGAATGAACTTCAAGAAATTGAACTATGGAATGATGAAGTAAAAAATGCTATTATCAAAAACAACGGCTCTGTTCAAGAAATTCAAGCTATTCCAAAAAACCTCAAAGAAAAATACAAAATAGTTTGGGAAATCCCAATGAAACATTTAATTGATATGAGTGCTGATAGAGGAGCCTTCATCTGTCAGAGTCAATCTTTAAATTTATGGATGAAAGACCCCGATTATCAACGTTTAACCAGTATGCATTTTTATAGTTGGAAGAAGGGACTTAAAACTGGTCTTTATTATTTGAGAACGAAAGCTAAAGCAGCACCACAACAATTCACAATTGAACCCGATAAAAAACCCGTTGAAGAACAGGAAGAAGAATGTTTAATGTGTGGGTCTTAATTAATATTTAGTTAATTTCTAATTATATATTAATAATGAATACTGTAGATATATTTGGACCGATGGAAGGCGTGGAAACGGGCATTGAACTCCCAAAACATGTATTTCTATCCCCGGATGAAAGAAAACAATTAGAAAAAAAATCAAAAGTAAAAGTAAATAATCAGGGTCGTTACGGGAATAGTCCATCAAATAAACTTTTTAACAGTAATGACGTACCCACTATCCCAAAACAAAAAGATACTATTACAAAATACAAGGGAAAAATGACTTTAGATAAGTTCGAGGATTTAGGTTTTGAAAATATGTTAAGAATACCGAAAAATGATAATCTTGAAAAAAACCGTACTAAAATAAGGGAAGTTGTAGACAAAAATGCAAAACTTCTAGGAAAAAAATTCGATATTTACGATAGTTATAGTGATAGTGATAGTGATTATGAACAGGCGTATGGTCGGCAAATGCAACGTAATCATCTTCTTAGAGAGAACCGTGATAAAATAATGAATAATCCTCCAGCTGGATATAAAAAAATGGTAGGAGGTTCAAAAACGCGTAAAAAATCCAGAATATTTAGAAAAAAATTAAGAAAAAATAAAATATCACGAAAGTATATAATGTTGAAGCAATGTGGTGGTGGTAAAGCTAAAATGGGCTCTAAGTCCAAACCTTACTCTAGTAAGAGAAAAGCGATGAAAAGTCGCAGACGTGTATGTTACTACAAAAAGAAAGGTAGAACTCTTAAAATGAAAAAGAAAAAAGGTAAAAGCAGAAAGAAGAGTCGTCGTCGTCGTCGTCGTTAATTAAGTTATAATATTTATACTATAAATTAAATATTATATTTACATTTTGTATAATATATGTCAGAGGAAATTTTAAGTGTAGTAAAACAAATTAGAGATAAAGTTTGTTACGGAGGAAATTGTGGTCTTTGGGAGAATGATCATCAGGTTGAAGATGATATTGAAGAGCAAATTTTAAATATAGTGAAAAAAATTAGAGATAAAGTTTGTTACAAAGAAAGTTGTGGTAATACATTAGATGGTGGACGTCGTAGGCGTCGTAAAAAATCACGTAGAAAGAGAAAAAGAAAATCACGTAGAAAAAGAACTCGTCGTCGTTAAATTTAAATAAATTTTATTTATAACTAATATAAATATGATTTACTTAGTTCCGTCTATTACTTATTCATATTTTGTTACGCTTAGTGGTAGTTTAGCGCAAAGATTATTCGGTAGTTTCGAACATGAACCTGTATTCGAAGGTTTTGAAAACTAATATAAATAATAGTATATTAGTTTATATAATGCTTAAAATAGCTCACAGAGGTTGTTGTTTTAAATATGATTATGATAGAGATGAATTTTCACATTGTATAAAATTCAAAGAAAATAGTCATCTTTCTTATTTAAATGCTATTGAAAATAAATTTGATTATATTGAAGCAGATGTTGTTTTAACAAAGGACAAAAAATTAATTATGTATCATGATTTTAACATTGGTTCTAATTTAGTAAAAAATTTAACATATGGAGAAATTTATGATTTGAACTCTACTATTATGACCTTTGAAGATTTTTTAATTAAGATTTTACCACATATTAAAGTTCTATTAGACATAAAAGGTGATTCTGAAACAGCATATTCTATAATTGAAATATTAAAAAATAATTCTGTTAATTTAGATAACTTACATTTTTGTAGCTTTAATTTTAAACATATTGATATTTTACATAATTATAATAATAAATTAAAATTGGGACTAATATTAGATGGGGTTTTATTAGATAAAGATAAAAAAATATTAATTGAAAAATATAATATTAAATTTGTTAGTATTTACATTGAATATCTTTACCCTGAAGAAATTGAATTTTATAAAAAAATGAATGTATTGGTTTTTGCTTGGACAAATAAATCACATATTACACGTAGAATTATACCAGATAGTGTTGATGGTATTATTACCGATTATTATTTTTAACAATTATATCTTTTCTGACATAACGCATTGTAATAACTTCTTAATCCACTACTCGCTCTCAATACATCTTTATCATATTTTATTTTATAAAAACAACGAAAACATACAAATATATCTACTAATGAATTATGTAAATTTGTTGGTTTTTGTCTGAATAAATTATAATGTAGCTCCTCTAGAGTTGGCCATTTAAAATAAACATTTCCTGTTTTAGAAATCTTTTTTATTTTACATATGTTTATACTATTTTTCATTGTACAAAATTTCATACCTTCAAAATGATCCATAAAATTATAAACTCCATTTCTTTGATATTCACATTTTATCATGTTATCATCAAATTTTATATTATGTGCGACGATAACATCACATTCTTTTATAGCATTTCCAAAATCTATTAAAGCATCTTTTATCATATAATCTGAAGCCTGTGATTTTTCCATTGTTATCCCATGTTTTTCAATAGATTCCGGTGTTATTTCTATATTTGGGTCAATCTTTATTACTTTATCTTTATCGTCTATTATCATACCTTCTTCTGTATCATATATCAACCAACTAAATTGAACAATATAAGGCCATAAATCTCCTTTATACCAAGGAGCATTAAAACCTTTAGGTAATCCAGTTGTTTCTGTATCGAATATGCAAAATTTCATGATTATTTAATCCATATTCAATTAAATAATCTAATCAATTTTATGAAAATTGTTTACAAATTCCAAAGGTCTTTCTATGCCACTCACTTATTCCATATTTTTTTATTCCTTTTATATGTTTTGACGCACCATAACCTTTATTTGTTCCTATACTATATTTTTCATTTAATTCTGGATTTTCTTGACATAATTCTTGTATATATTTATCTCTTGCTGTTTTAGCAAGTATCGAGGCAGCGGCAATTGAAAAATAAGTATCGTCGCCTCCCACTACACAATTACATTGAATATCCTTATATGGTTTAAAATAATTACCATCTATTAATAGAAATCCTGGTTTGATATTCAAACCATCTAATGCTTTATGCATCGCTTCTTGCGTTGCGTGTAATATATTTATTTCATCTATTCTTTGTTCTGTACTATAACCAACAGACCAATCTACAGCAATTGATTTTACATAACCTTCCGATATCAACAAATTATTTTTTGATAATTTTTTACTGTCTTTTATCAAATTATAATTATAAATCATATCTGGATTTAATATTACAGCAGCGGCATATACTCTACCAAATAATGGTCCACGACCTGCTTCATCAACACCAGCTTCTATTTCATCTTCTATAAAAAATGTTTTCATTAATATAATTAAAACATTATCTTTAATTAACTTTATCTACAGTTATTGTGTTGTTCTTCACTTGAACCACTACATACACGTCTTTGTATTGCTGCTCTGTTAGCAGCACTCAACCCTCCTATTCCACCTATTAATGCTCCTCTTCTTTCTACATTAGTTTTGTTGCACGCTACTTTTATTGCATCTGGTGCCTTAGGACATAAAGCACGGGCATTTTTTTTTCTTATTGGACCATTAAATCCATTTTTTACTCTTCCATGAGTTAAAGCAGGCATTTATATTAATTATTAAGAAATTTTATTCTAGATTATTAATATATATAATGAAACTTAGTAAAATGCATTTATTCTGTATCATAATTATTGGATTGCTTATCGGCAGCATGGGATTGCTCAGTAGTTTAGGAATCCAAGAACAATATGGAAATATTAATAAACCTGCTAAAAATCCGGATTTCGTTTGTAGAGAAATACCTAAAAAACAACCTAGAGATATTGAATTAGGGCATTATGCTAGAACCAATGATATGACTGCTTGTCCTAAAGATAACCACGTTCATCTTGGACTTCTCCCTGATAAAACTAAAAAAATCCTTAGTCACGCCAATGATGACACCAACAATGTCGGTTCTACTACTAATATGACTAATGACCAAATGCTTTTAGCTGCTAGTTTATATGCTAAAAAGAAAAAAAACGAACCCATCACCGATGATGAATTAAAACAATATATCGCTAGTGGAATCTTAGATGTTTCAGAGATGTTAAACCAAGGTTCAAAAGAATCATTTGCTAATCATAATTCTAAATTATCTGAACAACAAATCGCTCAGGCAGTCGCCGAATTTAGGAGGCAAATGGCTAAAGAAACCGACCCTAATCAAGTTGCTCAGGGTGTTGAAGGTATTCGATTTCAACTTAAATTAAAAGAACTTGGCGAACAACAAGCTGCTGCTCAACCTGACGAACTTCAACCATGGAATAAAAACAAATCTAAATGTAGCAATTTCAAACCTAATTATGGCTGTTTAAATATTCAAACTGAAAATTACAATCCTGTTAATAATGAACGTTGTGGTTCTAATACTCTTGAAGGACATCGAAATAGATTTACACATCAAACTACACGTGGTATGATTCGTGGTCGTGAAGAAGATTATATCCTAAAAACTAAAATTGTTCCTCCTGTTTGTCCTAAATGTCCTGATTGTCCTGCTCTAGAAGATGCAATCAAACTTTTACAAAATAAACAAAAAAAAGACGACAACGAAGGTGTTGAAGAAGAAATGAAAGATAATGAACTTGAAGATTCTCCTTCCGCACTTGCTAGATCTAATGAAAAAAGAAAAAGAACTGGTTCCGCTGCTAAAAGCAACGACCCTGCTCAATACCCTTCTCCTAGTATTAAAGAAGCCGCTGAAAGACACGAACCTAAAAATAATACAAATAAAAATAAAAAATCAGACACCAGACCAATCCCTTCTTCTGGTGGAAAGGGTGCTGGTTATCCTAATGAAGGTGCTTTCTCAGGAAATTCTTCCTTTCCAATTCCATTCTTAAATAGTTTTTCCGCATTTGGTCGTTAATTAATTATTATTTATCATTTTAAAATAATAATTATCTTCTTCTACGTCTCCTCTTTTTCTTTGTACCTTTTCTTTTTCTTCTTCTTCTACGTTTTTTCTTTGTTCTTCTTCTACGTTTTCCACCATATGAAGTACGTCTTTCCCTCAGATTTTCAAACATTAAAGTTCCTACGTTATTAGCAACAGTTTTTCCCCACATACCACTTACCACATTAGTTGTAGCATCAATATTAAAATGTAAATCGTCATTCCATAATGGGTTATCCAGTGTATAAGCATACGCCCCAGAATTATTCTTGCTTATTGTACATTCTGGATGCACGTATAATCCATATCTTGGACCGCCAATTTTACGTGAATGTCGTTCGTGTATTACTATATAAATATCAGTAAGATCATTAATTAAATTGTCTATATTATCGTTGTCCACAATGTCCAATTCCATACCAGCCACATAATTTGTTAGTTTTGAAAGTGGATAATTCACATCTTTATCGTGTGATGGGCCTCTTGTCCAACTACCAGGATCTAATCCAATAGGATAAATTGTTTGGGCAATGGCGGCATCTTTTTTCACACCAGTGGGACACCTTTTTTTCTTCTCTTTTTCGGTCTTTCCTCTTGCACCGTCATTCGTCCATATACATACTTCATTACCTGCCTTAGCCATATATCCACCTTTTTTACTACGGTGAGTTCTTTTTCTTGTCTTTCTTTTTCCCATATATATATATTAACTAAATAATATATCTATCCAAGATTTCTTTTTTTAATACATTGTTGGTCCATTTGAAATGTTTTTACTTTTTTGTCTTTTGGGACAATTTTTATAATACATTTTGCTTTTTTTCCAAATAATGGCTCTGTACATCCTTTCTCCTTTTTCCTTTTTTTACGCGTTTTTCTTTTCTTTTTAATTAATAAAATTTTTGTTTTTGGTGGATTCTTTGTGCAACGTGACCTAAAGTGTTCATATCTATCTCTAACTTGTTCGTATGTTAAATTTGATTTTTTATGAAGCATTCTATTTACTTCTTCGTGTAAGTCATACATCCAACGAGAAAAGTTATCTCTATTCTTTAATGTTTTATTTGTAAGAGGAACTTTTTTTAAATTTTTAGGAAAATTTTTCCTACAATGACCACAAGGCAATACACGTTTCATAGACATAATAAATTTTTTATAATCTTTTTTATGTTTTTTTGTTGGTTTTACAGGATAATTGAAAGAAATTGTGTGTAATGTATGCCATAAACTTGGACCCCATACAGTTGTTAACATACCATCACCGCTTTCAAAATCTTCCTTTCTATAAGGTCCTTTCTTCATGGTTTTATTATATTTTTTTTTCACCTTTTTTATATTCTTTCGTGTTCTCATGTGTATATATTTGTTTTAGAAAAAAAGTTATACAAAATTTTTTTCGTTACGAATATATGAAATTAATTTATTATTATGACCATAATTTTTTGTTTTTAATTTTATATTATACTTATTTCCCCATAATTTTTTGTAAAAATCTTTATCGCTATTGTATTTTTCAATATCAATTAATTCCAACTTTCCTTTATTAAAATAGAACATTTAATAATTATGTAAAATTATCTTTAGATTCGTTTAAAATATATTCAAGAAATATACTTTAGATATATATGGGATTTTTAGAAAATAGAGTTCAAATGTTAGGTGAATCTGTATCTAATTTGGGAACAGGATGGGATTTAAAAAGTACCTTATTTATAATTATTTTAATAGCCGCATTTCTAGCTGCTGGTTATTTTGTTTATACCAATTATGTTCAACCAATGATGAAACCCACATTTGTTAATAATAATGAATTTCAAACTGAAGAAAGTAAAGCCAACGCTGATGCTGCTGTTGCACAAGTTACACAAGTAGGAAATAAAAACGCTGATTTTTATTTATTCTATACCGATTGGTGTCCTTATTCTAAGAAGGTCAAACCTATATGGGATAAAATTAAGGCAAAATTCCCATCTAATATTAATGAAACTGATTATGTTATTAATTTTATTGAAATTAACGGTGAATCACAAGCTAAAGAATTAGAAGAATTTCAATCTAATTTTTTAAAAGATGCTTCTAAAGATAAAATTGATGGTTATCCTAGCATGTATATGGTAAAAGATGACCAAGTTATTGAATTTGAAGCTCAACCAACTGAAGATACTTTAACAGAATTTATTAATGCTGTTTTTTAAGTAAATATTCTTTGCTTAATCTTCTTCCTAATTCTATTTTTTCAATTCTTACTTTTTCATCTGAAAAAACATCAATTAACTCATTCCACGCTTCTTTTCCAAAATATGTAATCGCATTTTCATATCCTAAGTTGTCTTCATCTCTTCTATATGAAATCATTTTTGATATTATTGTTAATAAATATTCTATTAACGATGATTCTTCTCCCAATTTCGCTTGTAATGGTCTCGTTAATAATTTCTTTCTTATGCATACTGTTTCTTTTTCATTTTTTTCTTTTAAACAAGGATTTAACGGACAATCATACTCCAACCCACCATCGAAATAATATGACCCATTATAATACATCGGTTTAAATATTATTGGTAATGAACAAGACATATATACGCCCTTTAATACTTCCAAATCTGGTGTCTTTATATGATTAAAACACTCTCCTTTGAATTCATTCAAATTAAAAGAATATATATTGTATTCTATCTTTGAGTATTCGTATAATTCTTTAAAAGTTATGTTTTTTTTTAAACCTCTTGTTTTCAATATTGGTATGAATATATCTTCTACTACTGATTGATCTAAAATTCCTTTATCGTTAAATATCTTAAATAGAGCTTTTGTTGCTGGTTCACTTAAATGATTCCAAGGTTTCTTTGTCGCATATTCTACAAATGTATCCCAATCTGTTTTCAATGCTATAGCTAACAATATTATTGAACCCGCACTCGTTCCATATAAACTCTCTATATTCTCTAATTTTACATATTTTGATTTTATTAATTCGTCTAGTATTCCAAGAAATACTGCTATATCTTGAGCACCTGAACCTACAACTATATTTTTTATCATATAGATTTATTTCGTTTTTTTTATTTGTTTTTTTTCTTATTTTAATTTAATATGAATGCTGAGAAACTTAATTTAGACGAATTGTATCGTCAAAAAAAAATGCGACAAGATAATAAATTAAAAATATACAATCGTGTTTTAAAAAGAGTTCATGATAAAATTAAACATACTAGTCGTCAACGCAATTCTATGTGTTTTTGCTGTTATGTTGTTCCTGAATTTATGTTAGGTGTTCCTAAATACGACTCCTCCGCTTGTATCGCTTATATTATTGAAAAACTTGTTGATAATGGTCTCGCTGTTAAATATACACATCCTAATCTTCTTATGATTTCATGGAATCATTACATCCCTCCACAAGCTAGACTACAATATAAAAAACAAACTGGTGTTACTATTGATGGTTTCGGCAATGTTAAACAAAGAAAGAATAATAATAATTCTAGTGATCCTAATTCTTTATTAGCTAAAGATAGCAAAATTTCTATCAAGAAAAAAGACCAAAATTTTAAAGACGTCAATTCTTATAAACCTCAAAATTCAATTATTTATAACAATGATTTAATGAAAAAAATTGAAAGTTCTATCAAAAAAGAATAATTCGCTGCATAATTCAAAACTTTTTATTACTCGTTTTTTTTATGATGATTTTACATAACAAAATGGAAAATTTTCAAAATCTCCGTTTCTCTTACCATAATTTCACTTTTTTCAACTACTTTTTTTTTTATTACCATATATGATAATAAAAAAGCAAACTACTAAAATTTGTGACTGACGTGACGACAAAAAATAGTTGCAAAAATATTTGTTACTGAATGTCGTAACAAATCGAAAAATTTCAAAATCGGATCCCTTAATCGAGTCAAAAAGTTGCAAGTTGCAAAACCACTTGTTACCATAAATGCTCTAAATCAACTTTTCAATAGTTCCTTTTTTTAAGCTCTGTTAAAGAAAATTTTTAATATATTTGCAATAGAAAATCAAAATTGCCACATTTTTTAAATGTTGTTTTTTATATTTTTCAACGTAAACATGAATCACTCAACACGCCGACAGACAAGATTGTCTAGATACATCTAGGGAAAAATTGCAAATTAACAAAAAAAATTTGTGACGATAGAAAAAAAATCTACTTAAAAATAAAATATTTTTAAATATAAATGGAAGAAAAACGAACCAAAAACGAACCAAAACGAACCAAAAACGAACCAAAACGAACCAAAAACGAACCACAAGGAACCATTTTTAGGAAAAGTAAATATGAATGTATTTGTTGTGAATATATAACTTTCAAAAAAGCGAATTATACAAGACATATGAATTCAAAAAAACATTTGAAAAATATGTCTTCAGAAAAAGTCATCACAAATGAGAAAAAGTCATCACAAATGAGAAAAAGTCATCACAATTCAAAAAAAGTCATCACAAATGAGAAAAAGTCATCACAAGGGTCTGAAAATGAAACATTACATAGTATAATTAATCAACAACAAGAACAAATTAAACAGTTAACAGAATTATGTCAGGGAC